TACTCAATCAGTAACTGTACAACCAGGAGAAACAAGCCCTAAGATTTGTTTGATTAAATGGTTAGAGCCAGAAGGATGTAATTGTTTAGTACAGACTACTACGGTAGGGTCAAGTGTTACTTCAGTTATTAAAGTTGCTTCAGGAAGTTTAATTAACCATAAACAATCATGGTATAATAATACCACACTGTATATTTACTACAATGGTACACAATGGATTATGAATGATACTCAGGGTAATCCTCAGTACTATTTAGCACCATCAAAATCTGATTGTCCAGCAGGAATCTGGAGACCTTTCTCAAGCATTCCAGAAGTTACACCTACCGTAATATCAACAGTCTCTTGTCAAAGTTTTTACCAATTCTTTGGAGACTGTAATAACGGAGTATGCCCTGCTCCAATATATCCTAAGAGAGGAATTAAGCCAGGTTACAATACACCAGCTTGTAGTGCAGAAAAGTATGAAGAGATTTCATGTAAGTCTGCACAGATCCTTTACAGAGAAGTACTTACATTAAGATATGGAATTAGTAATTGCTGTCCAGAAAATGATGAGTACTGGTTGATTAAAAAAGAATTAATAGACTTAGCTGCTTTATACAATCCAGATTTCCCATGTTCACCATCGGGATGTGGATGTGGAAACAACTCTGGATGTGACTGCGGATGTGGTCAATCATGTGGTTGCTCATGTAGTGGTCCTAGAACTTGCAATTCTTAATTATAATTTGTATATTATATTAATAGAAAAAGTATGAAGCCTTTAAATTTAGATAACTCACCGTGTAGCCCAACATCAAGTAACTGTGTTATTTGGCAAGGACCGGACTTAGCATGCATAAAATTATGCAAAGGAGATACTGTATCAGATGTTGTAGCAAAGTTAGCTACTGAGTTATGTACAATCTTAGATCAGCTTAATGTAAACAACTATGATCTTTCATGCTTTAATTCAACAGCATGTCCTCCAGTTGATTTTCAAGCATTGATTCAATTCTTGATTAATCACATTTGTGCATTAGAAGGAATAACACCAACTGATACTACTAGTGGTACATCTGGTTGTCCTGATTGTGTAGTATCTGTAGCATCTTGTTTTATACAAGGTACTCAAACTACAATGCAATTAGTAGATTATGTAACAGCAATTGCTGATAGAGTGTGTAATATATTGCTTAGTATTGCAAACTTACAAACACAGATAACCAGTATAGACACAAGAGTTACTGTTTTAGAAAATGCTCCAGCTCCAACATTTACTTTACCATCAATCTTAGTAGACTGCACATTACAAGCTAGTCCACTTATTGGTAATGGAGGAGGAGCTACACCAATTAACACTGTGTTAAGTGCATTAATTAATGACGATACTTATGGATATTGTGCTTTAAGAACAGCAACAGGTTTACCAGCTGATATTCTTGCAGCTGTTAATTCTGAATGTATTACATCTGCTACAGATTCATTAGTATATGGAACACCAATGGGAACTGCTTATGCTGAAACATGGGTGAATGATCCACAAACAATTGCTGATGCTATTACAAATTTATGGCTTGCATTATGTGATGCATTTACATATTTAGCAAACAATGAATTAAGTGTAGAAGATACTACTACTGTAAACCTTACTTATACTTCAGGTGTATTATCAGCTGCTGTACAAGATAGTGGTTGGAAATGTTTAGAAGGCTTTAATACCTTTATGGGTACTGGTAACGCATACATATATCCACAAGTAAGAAGAATTGGTAATCAATTACATTTTAAAGGTAATGTAATTGTTCCACTGATAAATGGTGGTGGAGGTGCATTAGCTTGGAGTTTAAGCCCTGGAGTAGATACTTATTATGGTAATACTACTGTAACTCCATATACAGGAGATGGTGGTGTTAAATTAAACAGTAATGGTTCATTAGCATTTAATTGGGATACTACAACAAATAATAATTTAAGTGTAATTCCAACCAGTGTATTACCAGTTGGTTATGCAATTGATGGTACATATGCACATCCTTCTGGATTTAAAATTGCACAAAGAGTAATTGATGTTGGTGATGCTAGTACAATATTAACTACATTATTTTCAATATCAATTGACGCAAATGGTATTTTAAGATTAGGTCTAGTAAAAGATGCTGAAGAAGGAGTAATTAGTGAAAGCGGTACAGCATATAGTTCAGCACACATTAATTATTTAATTTCTCATGTGGCTGAAACAGAACAAGTTCCTAATTTTGATGCTTCTGGTACAACAGTTTATAGTGATCCTACTTCTGGTGTTCAAAGTGTGGACATTGACTTTACTGCATATGAGTATCCATTCACTTGCAATGCAAATGATGAAAATGAAATTGGAGGTTTCCAAGTTTCTCTTAATGGCTTAACAGCATTTATATCACCATGTGGTACATTAATTCCTACACCAACTGATCCATGTACAGGATGTGCAACTACATAAAATTATAGAGATGAGTTTACAAAATAAATGTGCAAAATGTGGATGTGAGGATAGTTACTTAACTACACCTCCTCCATGTCCTACTGCGGTAGGATGCCCTTTTGATGAATGTGCTGAGATTCAATATGCACAATGTATTATGTATACAAGTGGTGATATCTCATGTGGAGATGACTTAGTAGTTCCTACAGATACAAACATGGCGGCAGCTATTGATAATATAGTAAGTTATTTTTGTGAAGTTATTGCAAGTCTACCTACATTTAGTAGTACAGTAGTTGCTGGTGATGGGATTGAAGTTACTGAAACTGTTGTAGGTATTAATACAGAATATACAGTTACAGCTACAGGAGTTAAAAAGTTTGTAAAAGAATTTACAGGAGTAGTCTTTGATAATGTGACATTAACAATCACAGGTGCTGAACTTGCTGCTTGTGGTTTATTAACAGATGCATGTGGAAATCCAAACAATAGAGTTTCTGATTTTACATTTAACATAATGTATCTTCTAAATGGTGTTTGGATTGGTCTTACAAATGAAACAGGAGTAAGTGTTGAAGTAAACAATACCACAGGAAATATTTCAGTAATCTTAGACATTACCCCAATTGATCCAGGAGTTACCGTAAGAGTAACAATTATTGGATAAAAAGAAGTTACAGTTTGTTGGTTTCTGTGACAACAACGGCATAGCCTCTGCACTTGCAGGGGCTTTGTTTTTTACTTACATTTGCTAGTCTCATTAATTTTTAGTATATTAATATATATGGTATGAAGGAATTTAAAAAACCAGATGTAAAGGCTCCTAGATTTAGACCGGAAGTAAAGAATGTTCTAGATAAAGAGTTTTTCAAACTGTTTAAAGAAAAGTTCCCTAAGTACAAAAGCATGGATGAAACACAGATTAGAACTATCATTAAGAAGTTTAATCAGACAGTGTATCAGACAGTTATTGAAACTAGGGATGGGGTTCAATTACCAGAACAAATTGGTTGGCTGTTTATTGGAACATGTCAGCAAAGTAAAAAAGAAAATGTTGATTACTCTAAGTCATTAAAATATGGTGTAAGAGTAACTAACAAGAATTGGGACTCAGATGGCAAGCTAGCTAAGATCTTTTTTTCCAATCATGCACCAAAGCACAGAATAAAGAATAGAGAGTTCTGGAGTTTTGTAGCCTGTAGGGAATTTAAAAGAGCCGTAGCAAAAGCCTATCCTGAGAACTGGCAAATGTATATAGCTGCTGATCCAACGACTAAGTTACAATGGGCATATGGTAGATCAGTTTATAAAGAAATAAAAGCTAAAGAAACAGCTAAGGCTTTGCAAAATTATAATGAATTTGACTTATGACAACAATAGGTGAGGCAATATCAAGAGTAAGGAATACCCTGAAAGCAGTTAAAGAAGATCCCTTCTTAACTGATAGAACAATCTACTATTCTCTAATGAAGTATGCACAGACATTAATCAAGAGAGAAGATAATCAATTTAGACTTATGAAGATGAGTCAGATCTTTAAGGTCATGCCTTATGTGGAGCTGATTGATGTTGATAAAGTTGAGGCAGGTTGTATTGGGGTTTACTCTGAGTGTTACTTCAAAAGGTCAAAAGAAAAACTACCAACTATTCTTAATGGAATGTTTGGGCCACTTATCCGTACCACATCATCAATAGATGGTACAATTGAAATGTTTAGAACAGATCCTGGAACATGGGCATCTATTACAAGATCAACAACATTTAAGTATAACAGAAAACAATACTTCTGGTATCTTAATGGTTATATCTATTGTCCTAATGTAGATTGGGATGCTATTAGAATTGAAGCAATCTTTGATGGTCAAGTTGAGACATGTGAAACTGATCCTTGTTTGATAAGACAAGATGATGAATTTGTTTTACCTGAATATTTATTTTCTGAAGTAGAACAGTTTGTAGTAAAAGAATTAACAATGTCTTTATCTGTACCAGGTGATGGTTCAGATGATGGACAAAATGCACTTAGATAATGGACTACAATTACACACTGAGATATAGAACATTTGACCAGATGCTGGAAGATGTTACTATTGACTTAAATACATTTGCTTTAGAAAACATGATTGAGCCACAACAGCTTATCAAGTTAGCTAAGAAGATCAATTATGATTTAGGTCTTAGAATCAATCAAACTAAAGAAGTTGCATTAGATGTATGTCATGGTAAAGTAAAACTACCAGATGATTTTTATACATGGAACTTTGGATTAGTTTGTGGAGAGTATACAGTAGCTACAGGATATGGTGGATTTGCTTCTGGAACAAATATGCAAGAAGTACGCTACCAAGAAGTCCCTGCTACCGTAGATGTATGTGCTCCAATAACAGTCAACTGTGCAGTATGTAATTCTAATCCATGTAATCACACTGCAGCATGTCCTACTAACTCATGTTCATCAACATGTCCAGATCCTATTGTACCAAATGCATATGATCCTATTACTCCTTATGGTGATACATGTATCCGCCCAAGAGTATTTATGAACTGTAAGGGTGAAGAATGGGAATTAGTACAAGTAATTAATCCAACTCAAACAAGAGTTTATAGACAACTGGTTCCTTTAAGAATGGCAGAAGGCCAGGGTGTAGAAAGAGGTTGTCCTAATGTAGGCATCAATGTTCTTAATGCAGGATTTATTAAAGGTGGTTACTTGTTTACAAATTTTCAGGAAGGTACTGTGTATGTAAATTACCAGGGTCAAATGGAAGATGAGAATGGTAACTTAATGGTACCGGATCATGACTTATTAAATGAATATTATGAGTATGCATTGAAGTTAAGAATCATGGAGAACCTTTATCTAAATGGTGAAGATGTTGCTCAGAGAATGGGATTGGTAGAACAAAGATTAAAAGCTGCTAGAAATCAAGCACTTAGCTTGGTTAACACTCCTAACTTTAGAGAACTATATGAGATATGGTGGAAAAATAGAAGAGCGCAGTATTCTAAATACTATGATATGTTCAATTCATATATTCCAGCTAATGCATATCCTGAAAATCCTAATGCTACAAGAGTAGTTGGTCCAGTAAATAGATATGGGTATAATCCAAACGGAACAGGTAGATAATCATGGCAGGCAAAATACAAAACACATCTCAAAATATTAACCATAGTTTTACTAAAGGGTTAAATAAAGATTCTGATCCATCTTTTGTACAAGATGGAATGTGGACACATGCGCGTAATGCAACTAACAATACGGTAGAGGGGGATTTGGGTGCTATCTCAAATGAAACTTCAAACATGTTATGTGCAACAACTGGAGCTGCTATGCCTGCATTTGTTACACACAAATATATTATTGGTGCTATTCAATTGTTTTCAGATAAATGGTTAATCTTTACAGCAGGTCATAATGCTCAAGGTCAGCCGGCTATGTCAGAAATTGGTTTGCTAGAAGAAGAAAGATGTATCTATAGACCAATTGTACAAGACGCATGTTTAGGTTTTGACAAAAGATATTTGATTTCTGGTGTATCTAGAGAAAAAGAAGATTGCACATGGCAAGGTTATTTTGCTGATGGATTAAATCCAGATAGATATCTTAATGTAGGAGATCCTCAAACTTGGCCATCAAGTAATTATACTTGGATTGGTACAACTGCTGATATGAATTATTACACTAATGGTGTAGATAAAATTCTTTGGCCTGGTGTAAGATGGAATCAGTTATGTACTGACTCAACAGGTACAACAGAAACAGCACCTGATACTTGGCCAGCAGGTCACCCAATCGGATGTGTAACTTGTAAAGATCTTAATTCACTTGACTGTGATAAAATAAGATTGGCTAGACTAATGACTACACCATGTCTTAAATTAACTCCTGGTTCATCGGGTGGTACTTTAAGAAATGGTACTTATTATGCTACTATAGCATATGCTATCAAAGGTCAAAAGGTTACAGACTATTTCTCTAATAGTAATACACAACCTTTATGGACAGTGAATGATTCTGAAAGTTCACTTACACTCACAGTAGAAGCTGATTTCATAAACTTTGATGAGTTCTTACTTGTCATTGTACAAAATATTAACCAAGGTACTGTTGCAAGACAGATTGGTTTATACTCAACAAAAACAACAAGAATTGAATTAGATCAAATTAAAGAAGATCTTATTACAGTTCCTGTAGAGAATTTACCAATTCAAACTCCTGTGTTTGAAAAGTCAGATCAAATGGCTGAAGTAAATGGTTACTTGCTTAGAGTAGGGCCTACATCTAAGTTTGACTTTAACTATCAACCACTTGCTAATTTAATTAGAGCTAAGTGGGCTTCAGTACAATATCCAGCTGACTATTATGTAAAAGGGGGTTGGAAAGGAAGTTACTTAAGAGATGAAGTATATACATTCTTTATCCGTTGGGTATATGATACTGGAGATAAATCTTCTTCTTATCATATTCCGGGTAGAGCTGCAAGAAATTACACAGTACCAACAACAGGTGCTACCGTAAATGAAATGGCTTTATTACCAACAGATCAGAACACATTAGCTCCAGATGATCAAGTATTTGAAGTATACAATACAGCAAGTATTACAACAGCTCCTGGTTTAGTAGGTACTACACTTGATGATGGTGGTAAAATTATTGCTGTAGGTGATATGGGTTACTGGGAATCATCAGAAACTTATCCTGATAATCAAGACTATATTTGGAACGCAAGTGCTCATTGCTGGACTGGAAAAGAAAATATACCTAGTCAAGCATATGACTTATGTGGTCTGCCTATTAGACATCACAAGTTTCCAGATAACTGTTTGAGCATAAACACTACTCACTTTGCAAGTAATCCTAATGCTGCTACAATTGGGGATCAGTTGAACATTAGAGTGATGGGGGTATACTTTGAAAACATTCTTACACCAAAAGATAATGATGGTAATGACATACCAGGTATTGTTGGATATGAAATATTAAGAGGATCTAGAGAAGGTAATAAGACTATCATTGCAAAAGGAATGATTAATAATGTTAGATCTTATGTAATCAAAGGATCTGCGGGAAGAGGTAGAACTGGATTATATCCTAACTATCCATTTAATACTATTGTTCCTTTAAATAACTATGGACCAAATGGATCTGGTAACTATGCATATAATGATCCTTATATACTTATGACCCCTACAGGTTCATCTACTATATTGAATCAAACAGTACCAAAAGATATTATAACATTCCATTCACCTGATACAATGTTTAGAACACCATTCTTATCCACTACAGAATTAAAACTGTATGGATATTTATCAGGTTATTCTACACAAAGTTTCCAAGATCCGGATCAACATCCTAAGTTTAAGTTACTTTCTGATCTTGCTATTATCCCAATGTTTATTGTTGGTGTGGCAGAAGCTATTGCTTCTATGATTGGAAAAAGAACCATGAACACTATACAATGGCAAGATACTTCACAGGCATATACAACAGCAGCTTCTGCTTTATCTCCAGGAGCTATTGCTACAGCATCAATACCAATTGTTGGTGCAGCTACTGCAGTCTATAACAATACAATTGAAACTTACTATAATAGTTTAGGTGGATATATGTTAGATGCTTTTGCTGTATTAGTTGGTGGTATAGATTCAAGTGTTCAAAATATAGCTGGATCACTTTTAGCTTCATCAATAAATACTCAAGCTATTATTCCTGGTTCAGGTTATGGTTATATACCATCTTTATCAGGGACTATTGAATATCCAAGTTATGCTTATCTTCCTGGGCCATTAAGAATACTTGGTGGTTTGAATCAATTTTTATTTTATTTCTCAGAAGGAGCTGATGCAACTTTAGGTTTAATACAAGCACTACTACCATATAGACAGTTTGCAATGCAAGCTATAGCTCATGGATTCTATAGTAGTATGACTCCTGAAAATGTACAGGCTAATATTGTAAGGTTCAAAACTCCAGATAGTTTCTACATAAGAGACAACATACAAGAGATTCCTAAGTATCAAGATAGTACGGGTGTATTTAGATCTTATACTATCAATAACTTAAAAAGATCTGATGCAGTTACAGTAAGAACTTTAACTGGAACAGGTGTAAGTGATGGACCTAACTTTATCAATATTGATAAGTCTTTGGTGACAATGGGTTCTTTATTACAAAGTTTAAGTGATCCTGCTGTATTGCCTGGAGAAAAACCAGACTTTGTTAATATTGATATTCCATTTAGTTTACCAATTGCTAGTCACTATGGTGCTTTAAAAGTTAGATTAAGAAATCAGTATGGGCAGTTACAAGGTATTAAACAAATTCCAATTACTCCATGTGAGCAAAAAATAGGAAGTGCGGGTAATAACTTTGCTTCTGTAAATACAGGTATTGTTTGTCAAAGCATTACAACTACACAAGGAAGTGTGCTGATCCAAAAGACATTACAAAGAACTCCTATCTTTTTTGGAGGTGATACATTTATAAATAGATACACAGAAAAGAATACATTCTTCTATTTCTATGATTGGTTATATGGTCAACCAGATGGTTTTGAGTATAACTACTATTTGCACCAAATGATTCCTTCACCTAAGTTTGCAGTAAACAGTATTAAGTATGATGTGTCAGATTTGACATCAAGTATTTCTATTGGTTCAGTTAGTCCTCCAGGAACAGGAGCTCTTCCATCTAGATTTTATAATTTAGATTGGTCTGGTTATAACTATGCTAATAATGATCCAGGAAATTATCCTGGTTTGTTTGGTGCAAAAGAAGCTAAGTTTTATTTAGCAAACTCAGCTGTAAGAGACTTTTTTGTTGAATCTGATGTGTTAGTTGACTTTAGACAACAAGGTCTTGAGGAAGGAGATAAACACTATGATCCATATAGATATACAGACTATCCTGCAATGTTTAATATGAATCCTAACATTATTACTAGAGGTAATGTATATAGATATGACTATTCACTTAGTATATCAAAAGCATTTACTCAGTATTTTTCACAGGGTTCTTTACAAAGCAGATACTATGATCCTAATGTAGCTAAGTTATGTTACACCTACTACCCTGATAGAATTTATTATTCTCTACAGCAGCAGGATGAATCATTAAAAGACAGTTGGTTTATATACTTACCAAACAACTATAAAGAGTTTAAGTCTCAAGTTAGTGGTGTTAAGTCAATTAACAAGAGTGGTTTATTCATCACTTTTAAAAATGATAGCCCATTAATGTACCAAGGGGTTGACACACTTCAAACTGATTTAGGTACTAAGGTAACTATAGGTGACGGAGGTTTATTTAGTCAACCAGGTCAGTCTGTAACTAATGCTGATAAACCATATGAGTATGGTTCTTCACAAAGTAGACTTGCTGTAATTTCTACACCTGCTGGATTATTCTACATGTCTGAAAACCAGGCTAAGATATTTAACTATGCTGGAGGCTTAAAAGAAATTTCACAGACAGGATTAAAATGGTGGTTTACTTTGTTCCTACCGTATAAACTAACTGAAGACTTCCCAGATTATCCATATCAAGATAATCCAGTATCTGGAATTGGTTGCCAAGCAATGTATGACAATACAAACTCAATCATCTATTTTACTAAGAAGGATTACCAGTTAAGAAAAGAATATGTTGGTCAAGTAGAGTATGTGCCATTAATAACTTTTGGTAGACAAAAAGGTCAAGGTGACTATTTTGTTTTAAATGGCGGAGCTAGATATTTATTAGGTGACCCATTCTTATTTGAAGATGCTTCATGGACATTAAGCTATGACCCTAAGAATCAGTTTTGGATTAGTTATCATGACTGGCATCCTGACTTTTCATTAGGAACAAAAGCATATTTTATCACAACTAAGGATAATACATTATGGAAACACAATTACATCTGTGATGGCTATTGTAACTATTATGGAAAAGATTATCCTTTTGAAGTTGAGATACCAGTAATCACAGGAGAAACTGTTACTACAGTAAAATCTGTTCAGTATATTCTTGAGTGTTACAAAAGAGATAGTTACAACTGTGTTGATCAATTCCAAGTATTAGACTATAACTTTGATAAAGCTGTTGTGTTTAATATGGAGCAAGTATCTGGATATCTTGCTTTGAACATATTCCCTAAGAATAATGTATCATTAAGTTTAGAATATCCAAAACCTGCACCTAATCAAATTATTGAACCTAATGTGCAACCATTACCGGGATTTGAAATACTATTCTCTAAAGAAGAGAACAAGTATAGATTTAACCAGTTCTGGGATATTACAAGAGACAGAGGTGAATTCCCTGTAGGTGCTGGTTATCCTCCACAAGGACCGTTAGTACCAGGAACTACAGAATTATTAGGTAACTATACACAAGAGTATTTGTGGGTTACACAACCTAATGGTTATATTAAAACACTGAATCCTAATAATATGGATATCACTAAACCATTCCTTCAAAGAAAGAAATTCAGACACTACTTGAACTTCTTACATTTAAGAAGAGATGTGTCAGGTGATGTCAACATGATCTTGAAATTAACTAGTACTAAAAATCAATTATCCAATAGGTAATGAATAATAAAAGAGTTCTGTCTAAAGCAGTATCTGAATTAGATAAAGCAAAGGCTCCAGCAAAACCAAAAGATATAATTACTGATCCTATGGGACAGTGGAAGTATCCTGGTCAAAATACAAGAATACCTGGAGGTGATATCACAATGCAAGGTGTAAATTATCCAGTATGGGCTCAACCAAGTGTTGGGCCTGGTGTTATGATGCAACCTGGTCAAGACTATAATTTTCCAGATGCTGAGTATGTTGATGAATATCCGCAGATGAAAAAGGGTGGTAAAAAACCTAGTAAAAAATATACTAGAAACATTACTGCTATGAATAAGTTTTTTGCAGTGAATCCTTTGTTTAAAAAACCTAAGAAAAAACAGATCTATGATCCTAATGCTAGCTTCTATCAAGATGGTGGACAAGCTCAAGATTATATTGAACTTGAGTTAACTCCTGAAGAAATACAAGCTTATAAAGATGGTGGTTATGTAGTAGAAGAACTGGATGATTATAAACAAGGAGGAGCTTTACTTACTAAGAAAGTAACTTGTAAAAAATGTGGTTGGGAATGGAATGCTGCAGATGGAGGTAAGGATATTACTACATGTCATAAATGTGGTGGTGAAGGATTAATACATGCTGAAAAAGGTGGTGTATTAGGATGTCCTCCAGGACTTAGAAAAGATGAGTTTGGAAACTGTATACCAATTACAACTAATAAAGAAGTTATTGTTAAAACACCTCGGGTAAATCCTATTACTAAAAAATTAAACTATTTAAGAAAAAAACTAGAAAAGTATGATTCTCAAAATGATGGACTAGGTCCAACCAAAATGTCAGACATGTCTGAAAGAGGTAGAATCTATGAACAAATTGTTGAACTAGAAGCAAAGCACAAGGACAAACTAAAGAATACTCCAAGAATAGACCAAATGGAAGCTATAGGAAATACTATGCTTACAGTAGGTAAATACTTTATGCCTGGTGCAGTTAAAACGGGTATAAACTATTTATTAAATGCATCTGATGCATATGACTATGCACAAGATCCTAACAATGAAAGTAACAAGTTAAGTGTTGCTAGTGATATCTTGTCTCCTTTAAAAAGTTCTAAAACAAAAGTAGCTCCGTTTTCAGTTATGAGTGATGTCATAAACTTAAAACAACAGTATGATAAATTTGAAAAAGCCAAAAAGCAACACTATGAAAAAGGTGGTGCATACTATGATGACTCTAGAGATGCTTGGGTAAGTGCTGATGGAACTGTAGGTCCAAATGGTCCAGCTTATGCAAATGGTGGTAGTACCATGAATGATATATCTGTACCTTCATTGAATCAATAATAGAAGACAGAGCTAAACTTATTAAGTTTAAGTGATAACTTAAAATTTACTATATTTAATTATAACTAGTTATATGAAAAAAAGAGTAAGGATTTACAAAGCACAGGAAGGTGGTATGCCTAACGTAGATACTATGGGTTATCCAGGTGCTGGTAGTCAACAAATGCAAGAAATAGATGATAATCAATTAGCTTCAGCTGTTCTAACAGATATTGGTAATTCAGAACCTAGAGAAAGAATCATAATCAAACTGGTTAATACCTATGGTAAAGATCCAATGGAGGCACAACAGTTTGTAGATCAAATATACCAATATGTAGAACAACAAAAACAATCAGAAATTGATGATGCTGAAGAAGAAGATGATGATTCTGAAGCAGTAACTGCTGGTACAGATACTATTGAAGAAGCTGAGGTAGAGCAAGTTAGACAAACGCCTACTGGAACAGAAATGTCTAATGAGATTATTGATGAGTGGAATGATTCAAGTGATGATGATTCTCAAGTAGCTGCAGATATTATCATGCGTTATGGAGGTTATCCAAGAGCTCAAGAAGGAATGGAAGTGCCTATTCAAATGCCTGATGTTAGTGCATACTTACCAGAAAGCATGGGTGATTATTTAGGAGGTGCTACTAATCCTTATGCAGATCTTGCATGGAGTGCACCATCTGCAACAGAAGAAGATGAAACTGTATTTTCTGATTATGCAGAACCTCAATTACCAGAAGAATACAGAATGGGTGGAATGCCTAGTAAAAGAAGTTATGTAAACTCTGTACTTAAACTAGTTAAGAAACAGATGGGTGGTGATAGTGCTGCTCCAGCATCGGCTAAGTTTGATGATGATAATGCAGATCCAACAGGAGCTAATGTAAGAAAGAAATCATTAGACAAGTTTATTGGTTCTGTTAAAAATCAATCTGCTATGGCTTTTGCTAAAAAACAAGCAGAACAAAATTATGATCAAATGATGCAGATGCAACAAGCACCTGCTCCACAATTTCCTATTGCACAACAAGGAGGAGAACAAGATATTTATGCCGGTCAAGATTTTGAAAATCCAATGCATCACTTAGCTTTATTTTCACAAGCAACAGGTGATGTATTCCAAGATGAGCAGAATCAAATTACACAAGCTCAGTTTGGTGGTTTATTTGGAGGTAGAAGAAATAGATTAAATGCATATACAGGTGGTTATAATATGCCTAGAGGTTTTCAAGGTATGCCTCCTATTACTAAAATGGATGTAAGAAGATCTGGTTGGTTTGGTAAACCTAAAGAATACTCTATTGAGTTTGGGCAAGGAAGTCCAATGCCTGGAATGGGTATGCCTGGACAAGGTGTAGGTTTCTATGGTTATGGTGCGAGAACAATTAAGTATCCTGCTACAAGAATCAAAGTAGAATCAGAAGCAGCTTCAGTTAATAACAAAGCAAAAGAAGAAATTGCAGCTACTACTCCTGACTCTAAAGCTACAACAGATGCAGCTAAGACAGATGTAACTACTACGGTATCTACAAGTACACAAGGAACAGTTGCTTCTTCTACTGTACCAGGAAACACGCAGCCTACACAAACTGTAACTACAGAGGGTAAAACTGAAACAACTCCAGTTAATCCTACCGTAGTAAAACCTACTGTAACAGAAACAGAAGTGGAAACTGAAATCAAACCAGGAGGAGCAGTTAAAACACCAGAGACTGGTATAGAGTTAACATATACAAAAGATAGAAAAGGTGCAGCCTTTTATCAAAAAGATGGTAAGTATTATGTTATCCCAGATGAAAATAATTATGATGTATCATATGAGGTTACAGATCCTAAAAGAATAGAGAATATTAAAAAATTCAAAGGAGATCAAACTTTAAATTACCAGTATATTCCAGGAAAAGACTTTAACTATAAAAGAAATAAATATGGTGAATGGGAATTTCAATCTGCTGATGCTCCAAGAACTAAAGCTGGTTATGTAGATGATAATGCTGATAATTGGAATCTTGTTACCAATCCTGAAACATTAAAAATTTTAGCCAATGATCCTAGATCAGGTAAAGGTAGTAAAAGCCAAAGTCTACTTACTTTAGAATCAAAACCTGGTTACTATTATAGACAAAGGAATGATGGGTCTTATGAAAAATTTGAAGGTGATCCTAAAAAGCATTACTCAGGTAAAAAAGCAACAGCTGTAATAACTGATGAAAAAACAATAGATTATCTGAATAACGAGATCATGTCTGCACCAGATATTAATCCATCAGCTAAAGCACCTAAGCCAGATACTAGACAAGAAAAAAATTGGACAACAGAAGATGGTGGAAAAGCTACATCTTATCAAGGAACATATACAACAACTTTAGGTCAAGTTGTACCAGCAAGATATCAAATTGTAAAAGATAAAAATGGTAAGATAATACCTAAAAAAAGTTTTGCAGCTGTTACACAGTCTCAAGACTATGGTGGAGTAATTTATGTTCCATGGGAAGATCTACCACAAGGTCAGAAAAAAAATGGTGGAGCAATTCATCAAATGGGTGGTTCAATTAATAACCCTATAGCAAATCAGTATGGTGATCTTCAGAAATTTATTGGTGGTGGTAATGAAGACTTTACTCAAGGTGACTTAGATGATGTATATTCTAAAGATACAGCTAATGGAGATTTTCCAATGGCTCAGTATGGATATGCTGTACAGAATCTATTTCCTGCTAATGTTATGCCTACTCAGTATGCAAAAATGAAAGGTGTACCATATGATCCTAGAACAGGAAAACCGGTTGCTAATTATATGCCTGGTGTAGGTACTGGAATTAAAAAGATTGATGTTACTAAATCTAGCTGGTTAACAGGTAGACCTAAGAAGTATACAGTTACCTATGGTACACAAGAGATGGACCCTAGAAAACAAAATCTTATTACTCTTCCTGGATCTGGTACAGAAACAGTTGAGTCACAAGTAAGAGCTCCACAAAGACAAAGAACTGATGTAAGTGACTTAAGAATGAGAGCTGCAATGGCTGTTAGAAAAGGTGAAAGACAAGCTTACAGAAATGATAAAAGATTAGCTAGACATCCTGAATATTGGAATACACCAACTATGGAAAATATTGGTTATCCAGGAGCAGATCCTATAGGAACAACTCCAGGATTTGATGCACAAAAAGCTATGGATTATATGCGTCAATCTTTGACTGTACCAAATCTTCCTGAAACAGCTCCACAAGGAACTCCTTTTTCAGCAGATATGTTATATAATATGTCTGGTCCAAGAGCAGATGTAGAAATGCAATATGGAGGTGACTTACAAAGATTTATTGCAAAAGCTCAAGATGGTTTTCAAAGTCCTGTAGTTTACACAAATAATCCAGCAATGCATGGTATGAGTCAGGTAGATATGATTTCTCTTAACCCTGGTATCCAAGGTTCAGGCACTGGTTCATTAGACATGGGTTTTATGAATAAAAATATACCTACTAGAGATACATCTAATGATCCAAAAGAACAAACAATTGATCCAACACAAATCGGAAGTCATCAAGCAGAAAATGTTTATGCAGGACCTGGTGAAGATGTAGCTGTAGATTATAAAGTTAAAAACTCTGTTGATCCTGAAGCATATGTAAATGTTGCTAATGCAGGTATAAGAGGTATCACAGGTATTTTAAATAGAAGAGATGCAGCTAGACAAGAGGCTAAGATGTCAGATAACTTAACTGCAGATAATCTTTATGCTTCTGATCCTAGTAAAGACCGTGGAGATTATGAAAGTAACTCTGGTTTATACAGACCAGATGAAATGGGTCAAAAATGGAATAGCCGTTCTAAACAATATGGTGGTAATATCTATCAAGATGGTGGAATGGTTGAAGGTGATGAAGTATTCATGACTGATGAAGAGATACAAGAGTTCCTTGCAAACGGAGGAGATTTAGAATTTATATAATTGTACAAGATGTTAAGAAGAGTTAGAATCAAAAGTGTTCCTCAAGCAAGAACCGGATACCAAGTTAAAGGTGCCTTAGTAAATGATGTACCTGCACTGGGTGGAGCAGACTATAATGCTTACATTGGAAAACCAAATCCAAAAGCTTCAAGAACTTTAACCGCAGTACCAAGAGAGGAAGCAAATCTTGAGGCTGAAGGTGGAGAAACTGTGGTTGGTAATCTTGATGGAAGTATGATGCCTTCATTTAAAACAATTAAAGGCCCAAGACATACTAATGGCGGAGTTCCTTTGAACTTACCAGATGATAGTTTTATCTATAGTGACACTAAAGATATGAAGATCAATGATGCTCATATCTTAAAGATGTTTAATAAGCCTGCAAAGAAAGGTGGTTACACACCAGCTGAGTTATCCAAAAAGTTTGATATTCAAAAGTACAGAGAGATTTTACAAAACTCTGATTCTGATGCTATTGATAGAAAGACTGCTGAGTTAATGATTAAAACCTATACTCTTAAGTTAGGAGCTTTAGCATTAGCACAAGAGTCTAAGAAAGGATTTCCTCAAGGTATTCCAGAGATTGCTAAACCATACATGGAAGCAAATGGAATTGCTGAAGAAGATCTTATACCGCAGGAACAACAACCACAAGGACAAGGTATGCCTCAAGGAGAAGAAATGAATCCTATGATGCAACAAATGAATGAAGCTCCTACACAGATGCCAAATGGTCAACCGGTTGCAATGCCTCAAGAGATGGAACAAATGTCTCCAGAGATGATGCAAGGAGCTCCTATGGCTATGTATGGAATGCAGATGGGTGGCTTTAATATACCTTTCTATGATGATCCAAATGAAATGGCTTATGGTGGTATCTCAAGATATCAAACTGGAGGAGATCCAAAACCTAAAGTAACTACAACTGGAAGAGCACTTACTACTGCTGAGTTACAAGAAAGACAAAAGAAACAAACTGAGATTAAAAAACAAAAAGGAACAAAAGCTCCTGAAGGATATACTGATCTTGGAAACAATGTTTATGGTAGAGGTACGGTTAGTCAAGGTGCTGCACCAGGAAGTAGTTTAGGAAAAGCTAAACCAGGAACAGGTGCACCTAATGCTGCTTGGGGTAAAACTATTTGTGCTGAATTATCTAAAGGAGTTACTCCTGAAGAATTAGCAGCACAAGGACATGGTACGGTAGCAGGTATTAAAGCTAAATTTGCAAGTTGCATTAAAAAAGGTGAAGAAGCACGTTCAACAGGATCAGAAGAAGTAGACTTTGTTCAATTAGAACCAGAGACTACTAAAGACTGTCCTTGTGTTGATGCAGCAGGTAAGCCTGTTTTAAAAGCTGATGGTACACCAGAGGTAGCTAAAAAAGATGATAAAGGTAACTGTTTACCATGTTCTAAACCACCTGAAGATAGATGTGAATGTAAAGATCCAGAAACAGGTGAAACATATGATCCAGGAAAAGATGTTAATGGTAACTGTAATGAGTGTACTAAAGAGATTCCAGATACAGGAATAAATCCTCCACAAAAACAACCTGCTGCATGGTGGTTACAGGATACTGTAAATACTATGGGTGCATTTGGAGATTTAATGACTAATAAGAAATACATGCCTTGGGAAGGAAGAGTTGATCTTGAAGAACCAAGACCTACTTTCTTAGATCCTACAAGAGAACTTGCTGCACAATCAGAGCAAGCTAATATTGCTGCTCAAGCTGCAGCTTCATTTGCAGGACCACAAGCATTAAATGCAAGACTTTCACAAATACAAGGTCAAGGTGCAAAAGGTGCAGCTGATGTATTATCTAGAATTAATAATCAGAATGTAAACATTGCTAATCAATTTGAAGCTAACCAGGTAGGTGTAAGAAATCAAGAGAACATGTTGAACCAGCAAATGGCCAATAGAGTTTATGATAAAAATGTTATTGCTAATCAACAGTTTGATAATGCTCAAAAAGCAGGTAGAGCTAATATGCGTCAAGCATACAATACAGCTGTTACTAATAGAGCTAAGACAGATGCATTGAATCAAATGTATCCTAACTATCAGACTGATCCATCAACAGGAGGATTTGTAAATTATACACCAACTGAAAAGAAAGTTGATCCAGGAGCTGATGAGGCAAGCGCAATTGAGTTTGCTAACTCAATTATGAAGTATCCAGAGGCTACACAAAAACTTTTATGGCAACAAAAGTATGGTAAAAAAGCAGGTGGTCAAGTTTTTCAAAAAGGAGGATTTGTATATTCTGTGTTTCCAATAGTGACACTCTAAACTTTATAGGTTTACTAAACTTATAAAATTTTAATATATTTACAATATAGACAAAGATAAAATATGGCAACGTATCTACAAGGTGTCACAGATTATATTCCGCAGTTTCAGCCTTTTCAGCCTGATCTAAATTTTTATGGCAATATAATGCAGACAAAGCAGACCCAGTATGACACAAACTGGAAAGCTTTAAATAAAATGTATGGTCAGTATTATCATGCTGATTTAACAAGAGATGATAATATTGCAAAAAAAGATAACTATCTTAATCAAATTGAGTTTAATCTACAAAGAGTATCTCAGTTAGATTTATCATTGGAGCAAAATGTAGATCAAGCAACTCAGATCTTTAAACCTTTTTATGAGGATAAAGGGCTGATGAAAGATATGGCTTACACTAAAAATTTCATGAATAATGTTAGTTATGGTGAAGGCTTAAAAAATGCATATGATCAAAAACAAAGAGATCAGTATTGGGCAGATGGTATTGCAGAATTGCAGTTTAAAAGACAGGAGTTCAAAGAAGCTTCTATCGAAGATGCAATGTCTATGGAAAGTGTTGAGTATACTCCATATGTAAATACTGTAGCTAAAGCACAAGAGGTTGCAAAAGAAGCTGGTCTATCTATTGAGTCAGCTGACTTGAGTAAAGATGGAAGATGGATTGTTAAGACAAAGAATGGTGAACAATTAATTGAACCTTTACAAAAGTTATTTGAAGCTAGATTGGGTAATGACCCAGGTATCCAAGCTGTTTACAAAACACAATCTTATGTAAATAGAAAAAATTATGCAGAGTCAACTGCTGCACAATTTGGAGGAGATAAAAATGCTGCAGAGATGAAGTATCTAGAGAATAGTTACAACATGTTGAAAGCTCAAAATGTAGCAAGATACCAAGCACTTAAAGCACAATCTGTTTCTTATGATACTAAGATTCAAGACATTGAAAAACAAATTAAAGATGGTACAGCTTCTCCGGAAGCTCAAGCTGCATTGCAGCAGTACAAGATGAATAAGGATATCAATGATCAAGTATTAGCTAGAGCAGAGAATGAACAAAAAGAATTAAGCACTAGTCAAAGTACTGAAACAACAACTACTGGATTTATTAATCCTTATGGTGATATTAAATCACTACGGTATAAGGTTGATAATGGTATGGCATCTATACTTATGCAAAAGGATTTAGATGAAGCTGCTAATATCTTTGCATTTAAAGATGCAAAATCAGATATTGATGCTAATCCATATGCTGTACTTGCAGATAAACACCGGTATAGTATGCAAGAAGTTGCTGCTAGAAATGCTGGTTTAGCAAATGCAGCTAGAATCCGTAATGAGGGTGAAAGAAAAAACAAACTTGATGAGGCCAGAATTAAAGCTGGTACTCATTATCTTAATGAAGAAACAGGAGAAGTAGTTCCTGTGGAAGCATTAAATGAAACATTTATTGAGACTAATACTAAAGGTACTTCTACTGATAAATTAAATATGAAAGAAGCCAGTAGAATGATCAATAAGTTACAAACTGAAACAGTTGCTAAACCATACTTAACAAGTACATTAGCTTTAATGGAAAGATTAGTACAACAAGGAAGCATGACTCAGGAGGAAGCAAGTAAGATTCTAGCGTATGGTAAGAATCCAAAAATCAGCATGAGTAAATTTGATGCTAAGCTTAATAAGTATGGTTCTGAGTGGTTACGTGCAGAAGTAGGAGCAAATGATCTACAAAAAATTCAGACAAGAATGAATACTTGGTTGGGTCAAAATGGTGCATTAAGCGGTCTTACAGATCAAGAGTATGTGAACTATCAAAAAGCTTCATCTAAGTTTGGTGACTATACTAACTATCTTAAAGCAGATGCTGATTGGAGAAAGAAAACTTCTTATGAAGTAGAAAAAGATTTAAGAAGACAAGGCTTTAAGTATGTGGATTATCTATATGATGAGAAAGGTAACTTAAGAAGTGAGGATGAATTCTATGCAAAAATCCCTAAGAAATATCTAGATTCAAAACGTACAGGTAGAACAGTTGTTATTGGAAGTCCTCTTACAATGGGTACATCAGGATCTATGGAAGCTCAGTCTGGATTTCAACGTGAGATTAATTATGATGCTTTAGTAAAAGCAGCAGGAAAAGTTTATACATCAGGTAGAATTAAAAGCCCTATTGGTTTTAGTCCAACATTATTTACAAAAGATGGAAGTGGTAAGTTCACTATGGGAGCAACAACTACTTGGGTAAATCCTAAAGCTCATGGCTCTAAAAGTTCTGCATGGATGGGAGAAGTCTTCAATGATCTTAATAAGCTGGATTGGGGTGCTACTGATAAAAACCGTGTTACATTTGGTGGTATCAGTAAAGATAACTGGAATAAAAGAGGTGAACTAGGTTTTAAAAATGATGTTGGTAGAGCATTATTTGATGCAATGAAAGCTGAGATAAATAACCCAAAAAATAAAATGGGTAATTTTCGTTTAGGAGTTGCTCCTATTGCTATTGGATCATTAAACAAGGCAGCAATTATTATTCATCCAGATGCAGAATGGTTAAAGAGTCAAGTTAAATCTGGTAAAAATGGTACTGGACCTGGTCTTATTACAGCTGGTGAATATGAACTGATTTTGAAAAATGGTATATCATATATTACAAACTCAAGTGATATGACTAATTCTATGTATACAAATTCATTTCAAAGTCCTTTAGCATCTTATGTTGATTACTTTAAGTCATATACTTATACTGATCCAACTAATCCTAATTATAAATTTACAATCAATAAAAATAAGTTAGGTGCAGGAGATTATTCAGTTACACTTGGAGCTCCAATTTGGAACCCTAATACAAAGGCTTATGAGTATAAAAAGGTAACTGATAATGTAACAACTTTTGGTGCCAATTTAGAAGATGCAAGAGATATGTTGATAAATCAATTTTCTTTAACTAAAGAACAAAATAAACTGTTATATAATGGCAACTGGTAAGGACGAAGGTTTCAGCTCATTAGATCCATTAGGACCGGAGTATGGAAGAATTAATCAACCTTTACTAGACAGTAAAGGTTTATCTGCATTTGAGGGAGACAAACTTGAGATGCCAAAAATAAACTTTCCAGACCAGGATAGTTTTTTTCCAGTTTTACCAAATGCAGGTGCTTTAAATTCTCCACAAAAACAAGTTAGACAACAAGTAGTTGGGAGTGCACCAAATAAACCTGGAATAAATAAAAAAAACTTTGACTTTGATGCATATGTTAATGGATGGAGAAACGGTATAAGAACTCAGTTACAGACACAGCAAGATAATAATGCTTATGCTAAAGTTTATTCTTATGATGCTGGACCAGACAGTAATGCTTTTTATAAAAGATACCAAGCTTACGGTCAAGAAAAATTTGATGAAATAGGTTTTTCTCCTTTAAGAGATAATGAAGCTTTATTTAATGAAAATACAACTTGGTGGGATGATCATAAAAGAATGATGACACAGTCCTTTTGGCCATTGTTTGGAAGAGGTTTTGTTTCCGGACCTAAGAGTTTAGGTAAAATGCTTACAGGAGATTTTACCAGTAGTGATAGTGAAGATGCTGCATTTTATAAAGAAGCTGCTGCAATAGGTCAATCTACTAAAAAAGGTCTTGGAGCTTTTGCAAATAATACTATAATGAACTTTGGATACTCAGCGGGTATTATGTCTGAAGCTATTCTAGAAGAGATTGGTGGTATATTACTTGCTCCTGAAACATTGGGAGGAAGTTTTATTGCAACATCTGCTAATTTTTTTAAGAATATGGGAAGAGCCTTTAAAGGTTTGGATACTGCGGTAGATGGTTACAAAGCTGTTAATACTGCATTGAACGCTGTAGATAGCATGAATGGTGCTAGAAACTTTTGGCAAAATGCAAGAAATGTTGGTAAAATGACACTTAGCCCAATAGGCGGAACTGTTCGCGCATATGAAGCAGCAAAAGTTGCAAAAGCTACAGACAATATAAGTAACCTTGCTATGGCTTATAAAACAGCCGGAGGTTTTTATAGAGATGTAGTAAGAGTCAATATGGCTTTATCAGAAGCTAGACTTGAAGGAGGTATGGTTAAGAATGAAGTATATGATAAGTTATACAATCAATACTATGCTAGAAATGGTGAAGCTCCAAGTGATGCAGAACAGTATGAAATGATTAAACAATCTGAGAAAGCTTCACTTAATACTGTGCTTTGGAATGCAGGACTTATCTATGGTAGTAACGCAATCACCTTTCCAAATATCATGGGACCTAAAGGTGGTATCAAAGGCTATTTGCAAAATTCTATAAAAGAATTTAAAACAATTAAAGGTGGCAAGTTTGGTGATATAGGTAAAGTAATGTACAACCAAGCAAAAAAACAGTTTGAGTTTGAAGCTAGTACCTTTAAAAATATGATTAAAGCTTATGGAAGTAAACCATTGCATAAAGCAGGTTTAGGTACATTAGGTTATTTCAAATCAAACTTTACAGAAGGTATTCAAGAAAACTTACAAGAAGTTATTGCTGGAGCTAATGAGAAGTACTATGTGGATACATTTTCTAGTAAAGCATTAGGTTCTCATGAGTATTCTAAAGCAGTAGCAAAATATAATGAAGCAAAACAAGTAGACTACTTTGGTAATGAGTTAGGTAAACAGTTTACGGCTACAGGATTTGAAACATTTGCTTCAGGTTTTGCAATGGGTGCATTAGCAACACCAGTTAATGCTGTGTTTAATAACTTAGTTGTTGGATACAATAGAGTATTTAACAAAGAAGCTTATGAAAAATTTAAGACAGAAAAAATAGAAGCTACTCAAGGTCTAGTTAATCAGTTAAATGCAGTTGATATCCAAGAATTTTTAGATTCTAAAACATTTAACTATGCTGCTCAAGAAGGAGTTGCTAATGTAAAAGAAAGAGGAACACCAAAAGAAGCAAATGATGCTGACTTAGAAGCTATTGTAAGTCAAATGGAGTACTTATATAATAGAGGGGGCACTGACTTGTTTAAAGAAAAGATGTCTCACTTTGCTGAAATGACTCCAGAAGAATTTGAAGAAGCTATTCCTACTGTACCAAAAGGAGAAGGAGCAAAATATCAAGCTAAAATTCCGGATACTCTTAAGAAATTAGAATCAGTAGAAAAAGATTATAATGACATTAATGCCAGATATCCAAATCCGGTAACAGAAGAAAACATGCCTCCAAAAGATAGTCCTGATTATAGAGATGCTGTGGTATTACAAAAAGGTTGGCAAAAAGCAGTACACAATGCTGTTTATTTTAAACAATCTTTTGAAGATACTATACGTAGAAAAAGAGATATCATGGCTAAGTATGTCTCACAGGCTCCTTTAAAAGGAATGTCTCAGAGAGATTCTGAAGTTATTTTTGATTACAATAAGCTACGGAATGAAGAAGTAATGCTTAAGGATGAAGTAGAGTTACTAAAAGATCTTAAAGATCCTGAATCTCAAAGACAGTATGCTCTTAAATCAAAAAAATTAGCAGCACTGAGTAAATTAGGAGAAAAGACTGCTAACTTTAGTAACTTCTTTAACAGATATGAAAAAGCTGGTATTATTAAAGATGAACTTCAAAAACAAAAAGGTGATGTACCTGTAACTGATGAAGAAGTACAAGCTGTAATGAATAATATCTTTGGTGAGTTTACAGATGAGAATAAAACAAAAGTATTTTCAGAACATTCTAGTGCTTATAAAGATTATCTAAATGCACTTGCTGAAGCTAATGGTGGACATGTTTTTGATAAAGATGTTCAAGAATCTTATGAGATATTAGCTGACCACTATAAACTAGGTCTTGAAGCTGATAAACTAATGAGGTATGTAAATCTTTTACATGATCCAAAGGCTTTCATGGAAGCGGCTGATAGAAATAGAAAATGGATGAAGGACCTTTATAATAGAAGAGGAGAAATCTATGAAAAAATGATCAAAGAGCAACTTGATATTGTTATTGATAATGCTTTACTAAATCAATTAGCTAATAAAGGTATTTACATTAGTCTTGATGAGTTTGCTCAATGGCAAAAAGATGGTACTCCTCCTTCAGAATTTTTTGATAATAGTTTAAAGATTATTATACCTGAAGGATCACTACGGTATGAGGACTATTATGTTCTCTTTGAGCAAGCAGCTACTTTAAAAGATCAAAGAACATCAAGTGTATCTGAAACATTAGACTCAGCATTAAGAACTGATTTAGAAAAAGCTGATGCTGATATGCAGAGGGTGATAGAAAACTTACCCAAGAAGGAAGTAAAAGTTCCAATTGAAACTCTTAAAACTAAGAATGGTGTTAAAGTTACTCTTGCTCAAATTGCAGATAGTTTAGAACCAGGTCAGTATGCTGATGGAATTTATGATGAAGATGCAGAATTTCCGTTGACAGTATATAATGATGAAGGAGCTATAAAGTTAGATGGCCCAGAAGGAGAAGCATTTAAAAATTACAAGATTGCATTTGACTTTATTAAAGCTGACATATATACATTGAGTGAACAACCTGATCCTGAATTGGTTAAACCTATTACTGAAAAATATGAAGCTCTTAAAAATCAAATAAGAGAAGATTATGCTTCTGCAACTGAAGCATTAGCAGAAAAAGAAAGAGCTCCAATTGCTGATTTTGTTCCTATTACAACTACTGTAGATAGTATATATGAGTATCCTGTTTTGTATAATACTCTGTACAAATCTTTTGAAGAAAAAGTTCTTGCAAAAATACCTGATGATGAGTTTGTAAACTTGACTGAAGAACAACAAGAAAATTTATTTAACAAGTTTTTGCAAACTGATAAAGATGCTAAAATTGAAATAGACAACTTTAACAAAAATCAAAAACTGCAAGAAGCTACAAAAGAGACTGGTGAAAAAGGTGAGTTTGAATATATCTACCAAGGTAAAAAGAAAAACACTGCAGATATTAAAACTGTAACAGAACTTAGAAGAACTCAGAGAAGGTTCAAAGCTTTAGCTAAAGTAATAGATGTAATGGAAGAACCAACTGCAGAAGATCTTACAGATAGAAGCAGATATAAAGTCTTAATTACTGACTTTGAAAAGTTAATTGCAACTAGATCAAGAAAAGGATTAACTCCTGAATTGAGAGAAGCAATGGATAAAGCAGAAGTTCTTAAAGATAAACAAAAAGATATTCAAGTTATTCCAGAAGGCATCATCATAGATGGTGAGATGTATAGGAATGCCGAAGATGTTCTTGGGCAACCTAAATCAGAAGAAGAATACAATCAATACATAGCTGAGCAGGTAAATGATTTATTTGGTGAAGAAGGTGAACCTATGTTTGATGAAGCTAGGATAACACAAGAAGCTTATGATAATTTATTTGGGCCTAAAGGATATCTTACTACATTGAAAAAAAGAGTAGAGAACGGAGAGTTAGCAATTATTTCTCAAGACCTTGTTGTATATGACCCAGAATCTAAGGTAGCAAGTACTATAGGGCTACTAGTAGCAGATACAAGTGGTAATCTTACTATCGTAGATGTTATCCCAGATTCAAAAAGCAACTGGGAGGTATTCAAGAAAAAAGATAATCCAAAGTCTAAACTAGAGCAGACTAAATTGCTTATGGCAACTAAAGCCAATTTATTGAAAAATACAATTGGTGTGGATGCTAAGGTATCAGTCTTACCTATTGAGATGAGTATAACTACTACAGACAATAAAATACTTCTTGCAAATAAACCTTCTTCAGCTACATTACTAGCTACAGACTATTTGATTAACTTGAATACAGTAGATGTACAAGAACAAGCTAATGGTATTGTTCCTATTGCTGAAAAAGCTGTAGAAGTAAAACCAGGGAATGTAGTTCCTACAGATGCTGAATCAAGTGATGATGTACAGTCTCCAGCTGTTGAAGCGGGTGAGCAAGAAAGAAAAGTACAAGTTATTGATGATGCAACTAGATACAGAGTAAGTGATTTTAAATCTGACTTAGCTAAAATAAATACAAAAGAAGAGTTACAAAACTTACTTACTGAATTAAGTATTAAGAATAGTGATGAGAAAGTAGCATTAGAAGATCTACAAGAAATGGCCAAGTTAGCTCAAGAAAAAGCTAATAGTTTAAACACTGTTGAAATGGTCAAAATTGTACCAGAATCATTGACTAAAGAAAGTCAATTTGTTGCAAAAAATACTATCTTTACCCAGCCAGGAAATCAAAAAAGTGGAGTGTTTGCAGAGGCAAATGATACGGTTATTATTGACTCAATCAATAATACAAACAAGACTGTAACTGTCTCATCTTTAGGGGCTTTGACTAAAATGACAATTGGCTTTAATGAGCTAAATAATCTATTCACATTAAAAGATGTAGTCATGGATGCAACACAACAACCAGCACAAACTATAACAACAGAAGACAAAGCAAAAATTAATGAGTCAACAGACTTAGCTGATGCCTTTGTTAAAGACTCCACACAACTTGATAAAGTTGAAGGAACAGCTTCTAGTAAATCACTAGAAGAGTTAGATGAAGAATTATTGGAAGACATTGAATGTTAAAACTATGAAAGTAACTTGTGCTTTATCTCAATCACAAATTGAGAAATTATATGCTAATGTTTATGGTCACATGCTAAACCAAGGTGAAGCATTTGATGCAAAACAATACATGACAGATCTATTTAATAAGATTGCAAAGAAAAAAGATGTAGATACTGCAGCTAAGTTCTTGCAACAAGTACCATCTTTAATTGGTACTGCATCATTTAGACCTAGTCTTGAAGAGTTTGAGATAAGCACGGATATGCTTAGACCTCTTATCAAACAGTTTAAGAAAGATGAGAATGGTTTGATCAATACTGTAAACTATTTTAATGCAAGTTTAAATCCAGAAGTTAAGAAAGAGTTGGTTAATAAAAAAGCTAATGATGCTTTTGAGATTAAGGAAGAGACATCAAGTTCTGTTCCTGTTGATCCATTTAACTATCAACCATACTCTGCGTTATCAACTACATTCCAAGAGTTTATTTCTTTAGACCCAAACAAAGATATCCAAACAGAAACTTTGGATCCGGGGAAAAGAACTATCTATACTACATTGAATGCTATTAGAGATAATGCAAACAATAATACTCCACTTAAAGAGTTGATCTACCAAGATACTATTCTTAAGTTAAAGCCTACAAGATTGTCTGAAGTAGACCCTGAGACACTGGATAAAACTACAAAGAGATTACTAAACCGGGCAGGCTTTTTAATTAAATCAGGTAAGGCTCAACCAAATGTAACTACACCAGATAAAATCTTTTTAATGGTAGTTACAGATAATGCGGGTAATCAACTGTTCTTTGATGAGAAAGGTAACATTACTACCAAAGAACTTGGTGGTACATTAGTTTACCAATTCTTGAGAGAGGTTAGAAAAGAAGAAGGAAAATACAGAGTGACTGATATCTATGGAAAAAGAGACCAGATCATTGACCCCTCTATCATAGCAGAAAAAGCTGGTATTACATTAGAGGAAGCAACAGAGAGACAACAAAAAGAATTTGAAGAGCTCTATAACTTTAGAGAAAAACTAATTGCAGGTGAGGAAGCACCATTAGTAGACATTATTGGTGTAAGTACTGGTGTTAGTGATAACAAACCAGAGACTATGAATCTTTCAAATGTAACACTTACATTGGAGGATAATGATGATGCTATTAGAACATTAGACACAGTAAAATCTCCACGTGCTGGATTAGGAAAAGGTGAGGCTGTAATTACCATCAAAGGTACAGAGTACAAGGTAGACAGACCAAATCTTACTTCTGACCTAGCAAGAAAGATTGCTACTGTATTGACTAATAAGAACATGACTAACAAAGAGAAGTATGCTTTTGTTAGTCAGTTTCTAGCAGACAATGCATCTCAAGCTACAAGAAAACACAGTCTGCAGTATTTGCCAAATACTAATCAGTTGTTATACTCATACTCTCCAACTACGTTACAAGAAGGGTTGAGTGAAATGGTTCCTGTAAATTTAGATACTCAAAAAGCAGTTGATGAAATTTATAACTCATTGATGCAGGCTTCAGGTAAACCAGGTAAATACTTTTCTGCTAAGATGACCTTTAACAAAGAGGCTCTTGACCGCAATGGATACCAAGACTTTAACATGGAGACTGGTGAGTTAAATGATGATTACTCAAATTACATTGAGTTCTTGAAAGGTTTACCAAACACAAAAATCTTTGTGGATGTTGCTCCTACAAGTAGATCATTTAACAGTTATGTGGGCTTTGCTTTACCTAATCAATTTACTGAGCAGTTAGCAAAAGCACAAGAAAATACTGATGAGATTGTTAAGGATGATTTATTTGAGACATTAACAGATCCTGAAAATGCTGCTCCACTTCTTGGAGTTAAAGAAACTAGAGAGAAGATAATTAGTGTTCTTGAAAGTGGTAAGCAAGTTAAGGGTACTATCTCTAAACCGTTTGGTTCTATGACCAGATGGCATATTACAACACCAAAAGGTAACATCATTGAGTTTTACAATAAAGCAAATGATATTACTGCAGAAGATATCGCAACGGAGGTTACGTTAGCTTTGATTCCTGAAACTGAGTTTGCAGGTAAAAAGTTCACTAATGTAATTGAAGTAAGAGCTGGAGAGAAGTTTCTTGGTTATGTAAGAGAGACTGAAGACTTTAATACTCCAAAACAAACAGCTCCAACAAAAACATTTGAAGAAATTGAAGCTGAGATAAATGAAGCTGTTGATGCAAGAGGTCAAGCAACACCAGAAGATGGCGGTGCTGCAGATATCTTTTTCTTTAGAAAAGGAGATTTGCCATCAAATGTAACAGAAGAGCAGATTGATGAAGCTAAACAATGGTGGAACAATTCCCCACTAAATAAATATATTGGTTTTAGAGAAGTTGCTAACATAGTAAACTCTGATGCCTTTGCTAGATTTACTGCATATGGTGCTACTCTTAATGGAAACATGGGTATTATTGATCTTGCAGGTAAAGGTTCTATGGTAGATGTGTATCATGAAGCGTGGCACGGGTTCTCTCAACTATACTTAAGCAGAGCTGAGAAAAAAGCATTGTACAAAGAAGTACAAAAAAGAATGGGTTCTACCGCAGACTTCTTTGATATTGAAGAAGAGCTAGCAGAATCATTCCGTGAATATGTAAGAACAGGTAAAGCTAAAAAAGGAGCTCCTAAAACAAATAGCATATTCAGAAAGATCCTTAACTTCTTAAGAGAACTTTTTGGTAAAGGTGCAATAACAGATGTAAGTGAAATCAAATCTGTAAAGGATTTGTTTGACAAGCTTTACTTAGGAACTGAACTTAATCAGTACACACCGGCAATTGACAATGTAATGTTTGATGTATTGAACAGAAACATTGGTATTGTTAAAGTAGGTACAAGAGACCAACAAGCACTTAATAGACAAGACTCAAACTTGTTGAAAGACAGTATGGACTCAATCATCTCTGATATCATTGATGAGCAAGTACAGCTTAAAGGAATAAAATCTGGTACACTAAGTATTTTATTAGACTCAAGAAACAGAGAACCTTTATACAAGCTTGTTAAAATTAAGTTAGAAGCAAGATTGGATAACTACAAAGAACAACTTGCAGCTACTGACAATACTCCTCAAAATGAATTCAAGATAGAACTGTTAGAAAACAGAATTAGAATTTTACAAGCTGGTATTGACAACTATGGTGATACTAAGACAGGCGCAATTGCTTATCATGTTGAGAATAGTGCATATGATTTGATGAAGCAAAAGTACACAGCTCTTGAATTAGATGAAGAGGGTAACTTATTTGAGCCAGAGAATATTGAGAACACAGAAAGATATGGTGACAAAAAAGTAGGTGACAAATCTTTAATTGAACTTGCTGGTAAAGAGACTCTCTATATTCTTAAGAGTTTGCACCAAGCTACAATCAATAAAAATACTAATCAGCTTGAGTATCAATACAATGAACTTGGTTTTAGAAAACTTGCTGATTTTAGATCTACATGGAATACTACTGTTAGAGAAATTGGAGGTATTCAGGATCCACAAGAGATGTATGATAAGTTGGTTAAAGCTGGAGAAAAAAATCCTCAGTTAAGACAGCTTGTAGATACTAAGATAGCAAATCCTGCTATGTCTAATAATCTGTATGAGTTCCAGGCAACTACATCTATATGGCAAGACTTTAGTAAGTCTAGAGTACCTTATATTCAGTTGACTATTTTCAGAACTGATACTGGTAAAGTAATTGAAAGAATGAATCCATTTACAGGTGAGGTTAGTAAAACACTTCCTGTTTATGACTATTCATCATCTGCAGTTACAGAAGCAAGCAATGAAACACTTAATGTAATCAAAAGATTTCAGGACAAGTTTAAAGCAACTACTGATAATGCATATGTACAAAGAGTGGGTAAAGAAAATGTGCCTACACTTAATCTTCAAAAAATTGTTGAAGACTTTGGAGTTAATGGTAAGTTAGACACTAACCAATCATATGAATTTGCTAGAGCAATTGGTATATACTTGGATGACTTAAGCATTATTAAAAACACACTTAAGAAAGACAATAAAACTATTGAGCAATTTGGACTACCATATATCTTTGACTTAGTAAAAAATCTTAGTGAAAAAGAAGGCAGTAATAACAGTAGCACTGTTAATACTTTGATAGCTAAGTTTAAGACTGAACCTATTGCAACTATGATGAATAAGAAAATTGTAGATGTACCAGGTTTAAAAAACATGAACCAAAAAAATAAGATTATTGCTCTTGCTGGTTTACAGTCAAGATACGGTTTAGGTACCTCAAACAATATGGTGCTTAATGCAGAAAGAAATCTTGTCTCTGAGTTTATTGAAAATAACACAATCAGCAAACAAGTTTATGCATTAAATAATGCTAAGAAGCTTTCTGATTTATGGACAACTGATCAGTATCAGTACATGTCTTATATGAATCCTACAATTAATCCTTACACAAAGAGATTAGCAACCATGAGATCATTGTTTGAATTGAATGGAGCAGATCAAAAAAGAAGAGCTGATAGATCTTTGATGTTGTTTATGAATTCTGGAACACAAGTAGAAGACATTACAGGTTTGAATACTACTAGCTTAGATGTTAACAGTAAAATGCTTCAGGAAATGAATACACTATTGAAAGATGGTGTACAAGAATTCATGAGACATGCCTCTAAATCATCTTCATTTGGAGCAAGAATTGAAGGAGGTATTATAGGTCGACCTGGTAAAACAGGAACTGATGCAAATCTATGGGTTGACTTAGATATGTTTGCTAACAATACTGCAGATAACTATGCATTTGAGGCCCATTTCCTACCATATATGGAAGCAGAGGCTGAAAGAATCTTTAAGTTCAGACAGAACAAATCAGAGTTTTCAAAATATGCCGGGTACAATAGAGACTTAGGTAATGGTGTTATGGCTGGTGAAGTATTTACTGCATTTGATAATGTGTTAACTACACCAACTAAAAACAAAATTTATACTGCTATTGATCAAGCAATTGCAGAAAACAAAAACTTTGACTTAAGAGAGTTTCTTAAAAATGATACTACAGGTTTATTAAACACTGTAAGAGAGAATGTCAGATTTTATTTTGCTGAGCAAACTAAAATAAACAATGCAGCTTTACAGGAGTCAAAATATATTGACAAAGAACTTACTGATAGAATGACAGATGCTGGTGTAGCAGATAATCAAGTTGAACAAAAACTTGTTGAGGCTTACACATACAACTCATGGATTCAAAACTTTGAGATGGCAATCTTGTTCTATGGTGATATGTCACAATATAACCATGATAAAGAAGAGCTTCATAAAAGAAACACAGGTGCTACATCTGGAGGCCGTGCTTTCAGAACTGATATTGCAGCAAGAAACTTTGTAAATGATTTCTTAGCTAAATCATCTTTTGCTAAAAAAGCTGGCATGGCTCCAATTGCATACAATGGTACATTTAATACCGCAATTGTACAGGATGTAAAAAGAAACTCAGTATATCTTGGAGAGATTGAAAAAGGTCTTAGACAAGATTATGAGAAAAGATACAAAGATGCTGGTGTTAAAAATGCACAAGCAGAAATTAACAGAAGAGTTGAAATAGAACTTTCCAAATACAAAGATATGGAAGAAGGTGATGGTCAAGGATTTGTTAGTTTTGATGCTTACAGAACTTTAAAGTATCTTGAGAATGCCTGGTCAAATGAGCAAGAGATCTTATTCCAAAGAATTAAGAATGGAGAAGAAGTTAAAGCATCTGATGTCACTGAGTTATTCCCAGTATACAAAGTACAAAACTTTGGTAATCTAGCTAACACAGCTTTACCTGTAAATGCTATGCATAAATTTGCATTGGCTCCATTAATCCCTTCAGTAATTGAAGGATCTGATCTTCAGTCTTTGCATGAGCAAATGATGAAGAATAACATTCAGTATGTTACATTCCAAACTGGTTCTAAAGTAGGTAGTGTTACTTCTAATGGAGCAGCAGATGAAATCTATACTCCTAAGTCTGATCAAAAGACTTTGAAGAAAGACATTAAGTTTACTCCAAACACAATCTATCTTGAGAATCTTAAGAATGTAACTAATGTACCAAGCAAATTCAAAAACAAAACTGTATTCTCAACTCAGTTAAGAAAACTTATTTTGGGAGGCATGTACCGTAATGGTGAAATAATCAATTCTGATAATACAGAAACTGTAAACAGATATGAAAAAGCTGTAGATAACTACACTAACATATTGAAGTTAGAATTATTACATGAGATTGGTTATGAGTACAATGAAGAAACAAAAAAGTACACAGGAGACATTGAGAACTTCTTGAATGTAGTTCAAAGAGAACTAGACAGAAGAGATCTTCCTGAGCACTTGGTACAACTGGTTGGACTTAATAGAGATAATTCACTCAAGACAGATTTATCTATCCACTTAGTGGCAGATGAAATTGAGGCTATCTTAGTATCCCTTGTTGAGAAGAGACTCATCAAACAAAAAGTTAAAGGTGAAGCCCTAGTACAAGTTGCTAGTTCTATGTCTAATGGATTATGGGACGCTAAGCTTAAAAAAGGTACAGATGCTGAGATAAGACAATTCTTAGGAACAAACAACTTACCTTTCTACAATAGAGAAAGTGCTGAAGGTAAAACAAATGCAATGAAAGTTGCTATTGCTTTACAAGGTGATTTCTCTAAGTTGCTTAAAGTTAAACACTTAGATGGTCAACCAATTGGTACAAGAGCTAGATTGAATGATATGATTAAGAGTGAAGACTGGTTGAACATTGGTAATAACAGAAAAGCTGTTACGTTATCAGCTGTGAGGATTCCAGTGCAGGGTCTTAACTCTATGGAGTTTATGGAAGTGTATGAGTTCTTAGATCCGGCTGCAGGTAATATTATTATTCCTCCAACTGAGATTGTTGCTAAATCAGGAGCTGACTTTGACGTTGATAAGTTGACTACATTCATGCCTACACTTGATAGTAATGGTGAGTTTGTAGAGACTGGTTTATCTAATGAAGATGTTCTTAAGAAAGTAAGAAATGCTGAAGATCCAAAAGTAGCTGCTGGTTTAATCAAGAACCAAAAAGCTGCATTGGAAAATGAACTTATAAGTTCAATCAGAGGTATCCTTGAGCTTAATGATAATTATGCAGCATTGGTAAAACCAAATGATACATACTTATTGAAAGATGACATTGCTGATAAAATCCAGGACAATGTAATTGACTACAACAGATTCCAGAACATGCATAAAGAATCTGATAGATTAGGTAAGAAAGGTAACAAAGTAATTAGCCCAACAAGAACTTTAGAAGCAGCATATAACCTACATAAACATGAGGTTAATATGATTGGTAAAAAAGTACTTGGAATGATTGCTGTGGAAAACTCATTACACCCAGTAATGAATTCTATAGGAGCTTCATTACCATCTACATATAAAAATGTACAGTACAGTCCAAACTTAAAGAGAAATGTTGAAGGTAAAAAAGATTATCAAGTAAGATTAATGTTGCCTCACAACAAAACTAAAGATGGAAGAGTTTCTCTTTCTGGTACTGATACTGCAGATGGACTTGACAACATAGCGGAATTATTCTCACAAATGATGAATGGTGCTGTGGATGTTGAGAAAGATGCATGGATATTCTTTATTCAAGGTAATTATGAGATTACTCCTATGATTACATTCTTGTTGAAAGCAGGTGTACCAAAAGAACATGCTATCTTGTTTGTATCTAACCCAATTGTTAGAGAGTATGCAAAACAACAACGCATGCTTAAGAGTGCTTATGCTAAAGTTACAGGGACTGTTGAAGAAGATTTTGAAAATACTTTAGTTAAGTATCAAGCTGCAGTTAATGCATTAGAAAAATTTGGTGATGACAAGGGCAAAAACAAAGTGAGTAATAAAAAGTACTATGATGCAGTTACGTTAGCTACATCTAAGTCAGGCATATTAAACAATGATAAAGAGTTTGATATTGCTCTTATGAGAAAACTTGTTAATAATCCAAATGCACCTGAGTTAAAAGATCATGCTATTGCTATGTTCTTACACTTTATTGAGTTAGAAAAAGCTAGCCGTGGATTTACATCATTGAAGTTTTTATCTAATCCAGATACTAAAACATCTAAGACTCTTCAAGAGATACTAAGAAGAAACTTGAATGTAGAAGATGCTAAAGCTTTGTCTAGTTTAGAGAAAGGTACAGTTGAAGCTATGCAAGATTCAATTCTAGGTACATTCTTTGACAACAAGCTTATTGGTGATTTGATTGTACCAGTATTCCCATTAAGAAATAATGACACTGTAACTAATTACATCCTTGATAAGGCACAAACAAAAAGCTCAGATATTGTAAGAGTGTTTGGCCCAGGTCAAGATGGTGTTAGAAAGTTTATTACTTCATTTAAAAATGCTGTACCTACATACATCTTCCAAAACTATATGACTAATCTTATTGATGAAAAAGGTAACATAACCTCAATGCCGGAAAGTTATAAAGAGATGCCTATAGTTGAAAAGGCTGGTATTAAAAATGGTGCTGAGATTATTGAGGGAACTCTATATGTAGACAAGAACAAATTGGCTAATGAGTACAATGGAAAAATGTACTTAAGAGGTAACACAAGTCCATTAGCATATAGTCAAAATGGTTTGAGAGGTTTTGGTACCGTAGAAGGACTTTTCCCTAATGAGTCTACATACTTTAAGTATGTGTTTGAAAGAGAACGCCAGAGGGACATGTATCCTTTAGAGTCTGTTCAAAACAACAAAGACTACATCAGATTAAAAGAGTTGATTAAAGATGAGAAACAAGCTTATGAAGCATACTTAAATCAAAGAGCTTTGATTAATGCATTCAATAGAAAGGCTCTTATGGATCTTGATGGTCAGTCATACACAGACTTAGTCTTGAATATGATTGAAGACTATCCATCTTTGTCAAGAAAGTATAGTATTCTTACACAGTTTACTAAACCTAAGATTGCAACTGGAGAGGAAGTTCTTTCATTGAATGATACTGCTGCGTTAAAGGATGCTGAGATAGCTGAGATTTATCACCAGAACTTGAAAGACTTAGCTGATGAAACTGTTAAGAAAGTATCTGACCCAGAAGACAATAAGAGAATTAGCAAGTTGTTTAGCATGTTACCACTAGTAGCTATCTATCAACATGGTATTGGTTACAGCAAATATGGTTTTAACAAAGCTTTACCTTATGAAGGATTTGTTGGAGTAATGCAATCTGCTTCAGAAATATTTATGAAGAATCAGTTAAATAATGCTAGTCTTGACACTGTCTATGAAAAGCTTATGGATCCAAAAAACAAAAACTTCAAAGATTTTGTGGTATCAGTTAAAACTTATAATTCACCAGTTGCCTCTGCTCCGGTAGAGGATACAATCTCTGAAGAAGAAGCTGGAGCATTGTTAGAAAGATTGGGTGTTCAATCTGTTGAAGAAGCAGATACTGCTGAAGAACAAGTAATTGAAACAGAAGTTAAACCAGAAAGTGATGAAACCATAACAGGTAAAATCACAGATGTAAATGCTCCAGAGGGCTTACCTGGTATACCAAGATCATCATCTGATTGTCAATAAAATTTAGTATATTTAAAATATAGATAATATTATGCCTTGTGTAATCAAAATAGAAGAGTTCTTAAATGAACAAATATATAATGCTGCTAGTCCAGCTATGGGTATGTCACTACAGAATGCCCAAAACTTGATCAAATCTGTTAACAGAACATATGGTGATGAGGTTGCTAGACTAATTGTAGGTGACACATTAGATGTTACTGTGTATGTACCTAAAGCATTAATTGACAAGTACTATGCTAGTGAGTTAGAACTTGAGATTGCTGAGGCAGAAAAAGCTGAAAGAGAAGCTAGAGCTATTCAAGAAGAAGATGCTGAGAGAGCTGGAGTACCTTATGGTGATGATTATCTATTTGATAATGCTGAAAAAGATGAAGAGTTTCTTGAGAAACAATTTCAAGGAGCAAGAGACTATGATATAGCAGTTAAGTTAGGAGAGAAGTACAGAAAAGCTTTTGGTATTGACTACCAGATCATTACTCCTGCAGATGCTGCATTGTTATTACAGTTAAGTCCAACACCATATTCACCGGGCACAGCCGCATTCTTTTATGGAAATCAGGTTTACTTTGTGCAGGGCAACTTTAACTCTAACGCAGTAGTACATGAGTTTGCACACCCATTGGTAAAAGCTATATCATTCCAGAACAAAAAGTTATTTGACAACTTATACTCACAACTATCAGCCTCTGTCACAGGACAAGAAGCTTTAGCAAGAGTACAAACTAAGTATCCAGAGTTAGAAATTGATACTGAAAGATTTAAGGAAGAAGCTATTGTAACTGCTATAGAGTTAGATGCTGAGTTGAAGTTGGATAATATCAAAGCTTCAGATAGTTTATTTGATAAGTTCATGCAGAACTTAATGTTTGCACTTAAGAAAGTTATTCAAGCTCTGACAAAGAAAGTTAACCTTAAGAACTTGAGTGCAACAACAACCAGAGATGAATTAGTCAACATGATGGTTAATGAAGACTTTGTTATTGAAGATCTTAATTATCAGACAAGTCTCTTTGCTGAGTTCAAGAAGGATACAGATCAGTATCTTGAAGAACTTAAAACAGTAGCCCCTAAGAAAGTACTTAATACTATCAATAAGTTTCATACTGAGATGTCTTTCCAGTTGGAAGAATTAAGAAACTCACCAAAGAAGCTTAAAGAGACCTTGGGTAAAGATGCTGAGGAAAGTATCCGTAACATAAGAGAATATGTAAATGGCTACAAGACAGATAAAGATATTACTGATGAAGAGTTAAAAGATTTAGTTGATGCTTTAATAAAAGATGAAGCTGATTTGAATGCAAGAGCCTTATCTTTTATTAATAGTTTAACTGAGTTGAATCTATTTGCTGATAAAATCAAGAATGTTTTAAAAGACATAAGAAGTTCCAAAGAGTACTTGACTGAAGAAGGAAATCAAAAGATACAGTACTTTAAACAATTCATGGAAAGAGAAATACAGTTCTTAAGAGATGTTACTAGAGAACTTGGTTTAGATCCATCTAATGAATTAATAAAAAAAATTCAGAGTATAAAACTGCAGATGGAAAATAATTCTGAAGCAGCTAAAGATATGACATTTGAGTATGCTAAAGATTTACTTGTTGCAAGTGGAGCTAGCATGCAAGAAAATGTAAAAGCATCTCTTTCTGAAAGAATTGACCAGATATTAACTGTAGATGGTTTTACTGAGGCAGAGATAGAAGACTTTAAACAAGATCTTTTTGACAAACTAGATGTAGATCAAGTAAGAAGTATATCTGCTGCTGACTTTAAGTTACCAAGAAAATCTCCAAAAGAAAAGTATATTTTAGAAGCTATTAAAGAATACAATAGTAATAAAATAACAGAACAAGCTGTTGATGAATACTTAAGAGGTCATGTAAAAGATATTGGTGTTGGAGGGGCAATGCTTAACCCTTTAGGTAATGTAAATGATATGTTTGGTGCTTTTGTTAAGTACATGAGAAATAAAATCTCAGATGCTGAAGTAAAAACACAACAAGAGAATATGTTATATGTTGAAAGTCTTAGACCTTATCTAGATGCTATTGGTTGGAATCCAAACAAAACTACAGATTTAGCAGATAAAGTATTGTTTGTTGATAAGAAAGGTGTTATCAATGAACAAGGTGATGTTGAAGAATACGAGGCTTATGCTTATTTAGATAAGTTTCAGAATTGGGAACTTGATGAAGCTAAATTAAAAGGGGCTCTTAAAAAAGCTAAGCTTAGTGGAGATAAAGATGCAATTAAAGCTGCTATGCAAGCTGTCAGAGATTTTGAGAAAGACTTTAAAGTAAGAAAGTATACTGATGAAGTTTATAAAGTTCAGGATATCTGGCTTCAAGACAACAATGTATATGATCCTACTACTAAAAAAACAGTTACTATATCAGCAGAAGTTTCATTAGAAGCTTACAATGAAAGAAAAGCAGCAATGGATGATCTTGCTACTTACTCTAATTCTAATGAGTTTACTACGTTAGATGACTTGTTGGAATTCACACCTTCTGCGGAAGCTAAGGTTAAATACAACAACTTATATAACCTTTATGATAATAATGGTAACTACAAACAAGGAGTTGAATTACAAAAAGTTCTTGTAAGAAGATACTATAGACAAGAGTCTAGAAAGTTTAATGAGTCTGTTCCAAACACAGTGAGGTTCCAAAAAGACTTTGAGCACTTTATAAATAATGAGCTTGCAAGTTTAGGTATCACAGCAGATGCTACACCAGATAGATATACAGCTGAAATTAAGAAATTCATGGAAAAAAATACCAGAATTGCTTATACAGATGAATACTATCAGGAGAAAAATGAGATTCTTACAGAGATCAATGCTATTAATGAAAAAGCAAAAGGAGCTGAGATATCTAAAAAACTAGCTAGTCTTTATGAACAAAGATACAATATTACTAATAGAGTAACTGATAAAGACGGTGAACCTAATGGTACTGAACTTGGTATTGAGTCTCTTAAAAAATTGAAAGAAATAGAAGAAGAGATAGTAAAGTTAAATGATGAGTTTGATAGAAAGACTGGTTTGTCTAAAGATGAAGCTTACAAGCTAAGGTACTATGAAGAAAAAGTAATTGGTGCGGGTAAAGCTGCGCAAATGACAGCTGATCAAAAAGCTGAGTATCAATCACTTGTAGCTAATAAAACAGCATTTGGTTTATCAGAGCAAGAAGTTGTTTATCTAAGAAGCAAGTTTAAAAAATTAGCTGAGCTTACAGATAATGTAGCTACTGACTATTATGTTAGTTCATTTAATACTGCATTGGAAGATCTTGAGATTGAACCAATCACAATGGAAACTGCAGATGAATGGATCAATTCAGAAAAAGTACTTAAAGCTAGAGCTGATAATCCAAGATTCTCTGAGTGGTTTGATAGAAATCACTATGAGAAAAATGTGTTTAGTCCTGAGCTTGGTATGTATGAAACAAGATTCTTCAGAACAAAAGCTTGGACAGTATCTAAACCGGCTAATCCAAAATACTTTAAGAAAACAACAATAACTGATCCTATTACAGGTAAGGAAATTACTTTTGATGGTGTGCCTATTGCTAAGTATTCATATACTAAAATCAAAGACAAGTATAAAACTGGATACAATCCAAAGACTGGTAAAGTAGAACTTGAAGTTGGTAAACATATTGATAACCGTGGAAACTTCTTACCTAAAGAATATATTCCAGGAGATAGTTCAGGTGCTATTGATGCAAGATACATGAATCAGAGATTTCTTGATATGCAAAAAGCAAATACTCCTGAGTATCAGTTACTTGAGAAGATGAAAAAACAAAGACTTAAAGTTCAAGAAGAGTCTCCGTATTCATCAAGGATGTATTTAGATTTCCCAAGATTTAGAATAAGCACTAATCTTGAGTATGGACAGTCTGGAAAATTAGCACAGGATGCTAAAGATAAAGGCAATTCATTAAAAGAAGCATTAAAAGCATCTGTTACAAGAGCAGCTGATGATGCTGCAAGAGGAGAAGCTAACTTTGATCCGGCTTTCTTATATGTACCAACAGATCTTCAAGGTAAACCATTACCAAAAGTTCCAGTAAACGGTCTATATAAAATGCCACTTAGTGCGGTGTCACAAGATGTAATTACATCTGAGTTGAATTATTTAAGTTCCTTGGATATGCAGAAAGTTTTAATTGATGCCCTTCCTTCAGCTAATGCTCTTCTTGGTGTACTTGGTGATCCAGATAATGCACTAGATAGATTGGATAGAGCAAGTAGTAAATTATCAAGAGCTCAGGATAAAACAGCTGTATTCTTAAAAAGAAGTACTAACAAAAGATTACAGTTAGCACAAGACTTTATCAATAGAACTTTCCATGGTGAAAATGTAAGTGAATATCAGCAAGAGAATCCTACGGTATCTAAAATTACAAGAGGTTTAATGGGTGGGGCAAGCTTTGCTTTCTATAATGTTAACCCTGTATCAACTATCAAGAATAAGGCCGGGATGACTTTCCAGAAACTTGTCTATACCGCAGGAGGAAAACACATTAGCTTTCCTTCAATGGCAAGAGGTCAGATAAGAGCTACTAAAGCAACATTTGAGTATGCTACTTCTGGTACATACACTACTGGTGTAAAAAGCTTGGACATGCAGTTAATGGATGCATTTGATATGTCTCCAGGTAAGACTAAGAAAGATGCTAACAGATCTCATACAAATACAGCTGTCAAAAATTTAATTGATGGTGCTTGGATGTACTCAGATAGAAAACTTACTGAAGTACAAGGGGCCCTTGAATTAGGCTTTAGTTTAATGGATTGGCAAATGGTTGATCAAATTCAACCGGATGGATCTGTTACACCAATTAGATATATAGATGCATTTGAAGTTGGAGACAATGGTATTGTTAAATTAAAAGATGGTATCAATCCTGAATGGGGAATGAACTATACTGATTATATTGTACAAGCAGGAGAAACTATTGAATCAATTGCTAAGAAATATAACATGACTTCTGAAGAGTTGTTAAAGAAAAACAAACTAGAAGAAGGAGCTGATATTAAAGAAGGACAGTCTTTGATTATATCTAGAAATACTAAGTTCAATATGATGAAACTTAGAATGGCTAGTGCTAACAAAAAATTGAACGGTACAGTAGCAGCAATTGAATCACCAACTGCAGAGAAGTACTTGTTATATGATGTAGCTTCATTCTCTAGAAAGTTTGGTACAGGTATGTTCTTATCAAGATTCCAGATGGATACTTCTAGAGATAACTTTGGAGGTAAAGTATGGGATTGGGATTTAGATGAGGCTACTAGAGGTAAGTATGTTACATTCTTACAAAATGGAGTGAAGCTTATAAGAGACGGTAGAAACTACTGGCCTATTATGACTCAAGATGAAAAATCTGCATTTTATGAAATAGTTACAGAAGGTATGTTACTTGCATTATCAACTATGGCAATTATATTTTTGTTTGGCTTTTCTGGGGATGATGAAGATAGATTCCAAAAACTTAAAGAAAGAGAAGCAAAATATGGTTATGCAGGTTGGGTAGCTAATCATATGCTTTATCAAGTAATGATGGTACAAAAAGAAAACAGTACTATGACTCCATTAGGAGTAGGTGAGTGGTTAGACTTTACTAAGACTAGTAACATTGTAATGGGTCCTACATTAGATCTTTATCTTAAAATCTTTAAAGACTTAGGATACATGATCACAGGTAGTGACAAAGCTATTTATAAACAAGAAGTTGGTCCATACTCATGGCAAGAAGAAGGTAAATATAAACTTTGGAATCATTTAGGTAGTATATTTGGTTTATCTGGTAAGAATGCAAGTCCTTACTGGGCAATTAAGAAGAATGAGATTTTCACAAATCTTAAAGGTTAAACAATAAATAATAAACAATGGCAAAGGCAACAACACCACTGAAAGCTTACAGCAAAGTCAAAGTATCCCGTCCAGGAGTGCATGCAAAAACTAAGACTTCAAAAATGAAGAGCTCAAAGAACTACAAGAAAAGTTATAAAGCTCAAGGTAGGTAAGAAAAAAAAAGGGGGACCATTACAGTCCCCCTAATTAATATTCTCCTTCTTCTTGGTTAAAAAATTCCATAACTTCATTAGCATCTTTAAAGTTGATGATAATAAACTTATTTTCTTCATAGTCATACCTAACAATCTGTAGTTCTACAAGAGCTTTGTGAAGACTGCATTTTTTACAAACCATGCACACTCCTTTGTAAGCTTTAGTCTGATACTTCCTTCTGTTAGGTTTATATTTTTCAAGAGGTTTTTCAACCTTACATGTAAAGCATTTAAGAGTCTCACTCATCATCATCATCATCACAACATTCACACTCCGGTATTTCTTCTACACCAAATTCTTGGTCATACCAATCTCTAGCTTCTGTCTTTGTAGGCCTAGCATAGCATCCACAGTAAACTGATTCAGCTCCAGACATGTAAGCATCAATCAATAGTTTTTTAAGAGTTGCTTTGTTCATTTGATTCTATTGTTTCAATAAGTTTTTGAATTCTTTTTCTGCCCTTCTCTGCAATTGGAATAGGATTACCTTCTTCATCAATATGTACAAAAGTAATGTGGGTCTTTAAAACAAGAGCCTGGTTACCGGTGTACACATTATGAGCTCTTGCCTCCATGTAAAGAGTAACAGAAGCATTACCTAACTTAGTAGGATAACCATAAATCTTAAGCAATTGACTCTCTCTTGCCGGCTTTTCAAAATTACACTTGTCAATAGACACAGTAACCATTCTTGGCGTGTCACATAATTGCATAGAGTAACCTGCAGCAGCAGCATCAATCCATGCTAGGAGTTTACCTCCAAATAAATTTCCATGAAAGCCTAAATCAGATTTCTTGATCGGGTGTGTGTTCAGTAGTTCCATCTTCAATTTCTACTAGTTTGTATTTTGATAAATCAATTCCTTGTCTTGTCAGAGCTGTGATGTTTGCTAATGCTGTACCATCACCTTTTGCTAATTGCTCTCCTATGATATGAATAGCTTGCATAAAAGTTGCAGACATGAGAGAATCATTTTCCCACATTTTTCTTTTTCTTTTATCATTAGCTTGAGTCATGGCAATAAGAGCCTCTTTTGTTTTTACTTTTACTCTACCTTGATCATACATTGTGCCTTCTAGCTCAAGTGTACAATTCTGTACAACTTGCATAGCAGATAACAAAGTAATATATGTTATCAGGTCTTGAGATACTTCTTGTTCTTCACTCATTATTTTTTCTCATTAAAAAAGAATATTTGAAACAACCTTCCTGTTTCTCTATTGTGACCAAAATAATCATTACCAGAATGTATTAGGCCTCCATCAAAGATCACAAGTCTATTAAAGACATTTCCTACAGTATCTTGTCTTTCAAAAGGAGTTGGATCAAGAAAGGTATGTTTAGAAAATGCATTACCATTCTCACCAACAGACCAATCTATCTGCTCATTATGAAATACTTTAGACTGTTTGTTTCTATAAAAGCTTGTACCTGATTGAGGTGGAGCATCTGGTGTAAGGAAAAGTACAGCAGCCCATTGTTGTGCATCACAATGGAATACTTGAGGTACTCCTGCGATACAAGATTGGTATCTGCCATTGATGCCTACATCATACCAGCCAAAGCCATCATCAGTATGGTCAGCAATTTTGATTTGCATAATTTCTTCAAACTTTTCTTTGACTCCTTCAAACAGAAACTGCTCACGGGTTCTTTCACCAACAGCACCTTCACCAGGAAAATAAGTTTGAACCAATGCATGCTCTCTTACAGCCATAGGATCTTCATAGAAGTTATCTACTACAAAAAATCTTTTGTTTTGTGCAGGATTAATCTTAAACATCTTTAGTCAACTTTAATAAACTTTGTCAAGTCTGGTCTGAAGAATCCAGGGCCCTTTAAGATTTTTCCATCTTCTCTAAGTACTGGTTTTCCATCCTCACCTAACTTGCTCATGTTACTTGCTTGAATTTCATCAAACACATCTTCAATGATATGTTGCATACCATGTCTAAGAATAGTTCCGCACAAGATATACAATTGATCACCTAAAGCATCAGCAATTTCTACTAAAGAGTTATCATCACATGCTGTTAAATACTCTTCATTTTCTTCTTGCATTAAGTTGTGTCTAAGTTCATACTCATCTTTAGTAAGAGGTCTTGGGTATTTACCATTGTCTTGTCCAAATGCATTGTGAAATGCTTCAACTGCTTCAATCTGTTTTTTCATTTTGTTGTTTTAAGTGTTTAAATAATTCTGTTTCTAATCTTTGATTTCTTTTGCCAAGATCACCAAGTCTATTTTGTGCATCCATTAATAAACCTTTGAGTCTCTCATTGTCTCTTTCTAGATGTTCTAACTTAGTAAGCTTCACATTTTTAAGAGCTCTTTCTTTTACTTGCTCTTCAAGTTCTTCAACATATGACTCAAGTTGTCCAACTTTAATTCTAAGTTCACTTATAACAACTTCATCAGGAATTTTCATAAGTCCTGACCATTCTGCATCTTTCATAGTGCGGAGTATAAGGCGTAACAAATTAGTATAAGCACCATAGCAATAAAAGATATACTAGTGGCCGCCATTGCAAACTCATACTTTTCTCTAGATCTTTGATCTTCTGGTTGATTATACTTTTTCATGGGGTTAAAGATAAAAAAAAGAGGTAACAAATGCTACCTCTTTAGTTAGTAATCAGTCTTAGAATTCAAAGACATTGTCTTCTTCATCCTCTTCTTCTGCTTCAACTCTGAAGTCTAAATCAAAATCAGCTTCATCATTGACAATAACCGGTTCTTGAGCAACAGGAACAATATCAAGATTTGCTTGTTCTGCTTCAAACTGCTCATACTGTTCTGGAGTTGGTTCTAACGAAGGAACTGGAGCAACTGCCTCAAAGAAATTCTCTACTTCGGTAGCCAGAATCTCTTCTTCCAAGTCTTTCTCAGTCTCTGCATCATGTCCAACACATGGAGCAATTGAAGTTGTCTCAAATGTATTACCAGCTTGATCGGTGTAAATGATGGTTTCATCACATACCTTGTCTTCCTGTTCTTCCTTGACTTGATACTCCGAGACTTCTTCAGCTTCAACTTCTGCAATTTGATCTAACAAACTTGTTTGATTAGGATCAACAAATACTTCAGGCTCAGTTATCACAACTGGTGCAGCTACTGGAGCAGGTTGAGCAAAGTTGTTAATGCTTGAGATAAAATAATGCAAGATGCGCTGATCTTCCATCCAAGTCTTAGGATGAGAAAGCTGTAAAGCTAATGTGACATAATTGTAGAATGCCCATAAGCTATTAGAATCCTCAAACACATGACTTGGTTTATCCATCTGTTGTCTAATAAAACTAGCTTGTTCTGTTGTAAGAATCTGATATTCAGCAAATAAGATCCCAAGCATTTGAGCTTGCTTTCTCTTATTCATTGAGATATCTTTCATAGAGTTCTTATCAGAGACCAATTGATTATAATACATCTGTGCATTAGTAATTTGGTCTGTGATAGTTTTAAGTGTTTCTTCATCTGCAGTTCCAGTATGTTTTCTGGCCCAGCTACCCATATCTCCACAAACCATTACAGTTCCTGTCTTATTGATATAAGCACCTACTCCACATTTGAATCTCACTTGTTTGTTGTAACTGTTTGTCCATGCAAACATCATAGATAACTCAGGATCACTATTATAGGTCAATCTATAAATACCCTGAGCAATATTTCCATCAGCAGTAGCTCTGTATTCTTCATCAGCAATTGTAAATCCTGCTGTAGTAAGAGCATTTGTTGACATATCCATAACTGACTCATGGCTGATAACTGTATAGCTATCACCATGGACCGGTAAATCAATACTAATTAAGTGTGCTTTTGTGCAATCTTGTATTTTCTTTGGCATCTTAAAATAAGCTTAATTGGTTTCTATTTGGTTCTAAGTTTTGAATCTCTTTCTTGATCTTCTCAAGATAGAATCTTTTATCTACATTGTATTCAGCAAAAGGTTTTTCTTTGTAGTCAATGAATACAGACTGTAGCCATTTTCCAGACTCAACTTGTATCTCTCTGTCATCAAGCAAGTTAGTCTTGATAATCTTGCTGCCTTTGTTAGATACAAAATATCTAATAGTGTGTTGCAAGTTTTGTTTTTGATAAACAGAATCTACAATAGCATGTTCTACAAACTTCCAGTCTCCTTTAATTTTCACTCCTCCACAGTAATCAAAGATATTTTCATTCTGTGCAAGAAAATCTTCAGGTTCAATTCCTTCTACAAAGTATGCATGCAAAGCTTTTGGTATAATCAAGAAGCTCTTGTTTTTATGAAGAGCTAAATCTTTATACTCAAATCTACCTTTGCATTTAGATTTTCCATCTTCAGTAACAGCAATATAGTTATTAACGTCACCTAAGATTATTTTACTATAAGTGTCATGCTCAAGCTGCAGTAATGTTTGTTTTTCCCAGCGCGCGCATATCTCCATATACTTATCTACATACTCTCTTGGGATCATTGTCTCAAGACCATCTGTATTTTGCATTAGAGGTACAGCACCCGGAATCTCTTCACAAATCATTTCATACAACATAGTCAGACTCAACTGACCATTGATAGTAATCCTCATAGTAAACTCTGGATCATACAAGAATGAATTAGCATCATTGGATAAACCATAAGTTGAATTCAGGATAATCTTGTACACATAGTTTCTTGGATCTTTCTTTGGTATCTTCTTTCTTTCTTCAAAGAACCACTCATACAGATCACAAAAGTCCTTCTGTGGTAAATGACCCGGTGCCCACTTATTCCTAATAGCTAGATTAGGATAAAAACTGGTAACATCAGAGGTCATAATAACCATATCAGCATCAGATTTGTATACCTTAGCAGACCTTGCGCCATGAATACCACCAAGACCATAGTCTGTTTTGACTCCTTTATACTGTACAGAATACTTAAAGCCTCCTTTAGTCTCACCTGGATAGATAACTACATCCTGAAACTTTCTTAGAAGATTCTGAAATGTAGCTGTCTTAAAATCAATGTAAGGTAAGATAAGATCTTTTACTACAATCTTAGGCCTATGAGTTCTCATCTGCTTAAGATCATACTTCTTAATTCCAGTCTGTTTGCTCAAGAAGTGTAAGAATAACTCTTTGGAAATTCTTGGCTCAGAAGCACTGAATAGATCAATGTTATACTCTTCTGTCAAAGTCTTTCTTAAAGCTATCTGATCCTTGCTAAGCATCATAATTTGCTTGGTAGACTTGACATCATTGATACAGTAAGTAATGATACTTGGAATCTGTTCTGTTTTTATATCACTGCTGTGATGAATAGGCATGTCAATAATATTATGCCAATCCATTGTGTACTGAATCCACTTTAATGAACTTCTCTTAGCTGGATTATCCCAGTGATTAAGTTTGAATACATCCACCTGTCTGATCTGCAAATCTCTAGGACTGAACTCAAGGAACTCTCCTTCATTCTGTCTTCTAATTACTTCTTGTGCTTTTCCATAAATAAAATTAGCTACTTCGGTAGCAGTCATAAATGCAAGTTGCTCTTGATTATGTAGAATATACTCAGTAATCTGACTGTCAAAGCCAATACCATTGAAACTTACATGCCACTCTTCCTGTACAATATTTCTGTCAAGGAAACTTAAGAAAGGAATAAGATCATTTTGACTCTCATGTATTACAAACACTTCTTGATGCTCAGACTTAATGTCTTCAAACACTGCTATGAAACAATTACTTAAAGTTTCATAATCCATTACCCAATGGGTTCTAGTACTACTCATTTCTATCTTTTTTTAAATAAACCTTCATGGATTGGATCAAGCAATTTTGCTGTAGATACACTTATCTCTGTATAAAGTGGTGGATGAGGTACACATGTATTACAATGTCTTCTCATTTCATTATGTGTAGGCCCATGACATTCACATGCAATTGGATAATGCCAATATGTTCTTACTAATGGTCCGTCTTTTTTACACACATCACATCGGCCAAATTCAACATGTCCCATAATAGATTTGTTCAGTTAAGCTGTTCCCCCTTTTTGGTTAATAAAAAAAGGGAGTAGTCAAACCACTCCCTTTCTATCTAGTTGTAGTTTATTACTTTGCTTTTTTCTTTTCTGGTTCACCCAAAAATTGGTTGTAGTCAAAGCTTTTTGCATTGATTGCAAACAACTCTACTAACTCTTTCACAGCACTTGTATGCTCTACATAAAACTCTTGGAAGACCTCAACTTTATGTCTCTCTTCTTTACGGCCTTTTGAACCAGTTGCTGGTTGACCATACTCATCCAACTTAGGTAGCATCTGTAAAGATGTTCTTTTGATCTTAGAAATGATAACAAATACTTTTGTTGCTGGATCAAAGATGCACTCAACATAAGGGCATTCAGTTGATACAGGAATCATTCTAAAGGTTTGGGTGTCTTGCCATGTGGCTTGGACAAGCATCATTGTGTTTTGACTCATTGTTAGTTTTTTTAAATTTAGTACAAATTAATCTAGAATTTTCAAGTTTTCCAAATCTGGAACCTTAATTAATAATTCTTCTTTCAGTATATCAGGTTTATCACAGAGCTCACCGGTCTCTTCAAGTAATTCAACATCTACAGCCAATAGGTCTGCATAGTCTTTTCTGTACTTTTCAGGGAACAAATAACTCTCTACATAAACATGATTTGCACTGTTGTCATTGAAATAGTTCAGAATTTTGCGCTTTAGTTTATCACTGATTTTGCTATAATGACCATTTATAAAATGGCCCCAATCATCCTTTAAATCAGAAAAGTCAAATATAAATATACTGGTTGTGCTATCTACTTTGATATAATCACAAAGTCTAGTATGTCTCATAAGAACATTATTTTCAAAGTTAATGTACTCAGGAGAACTACTTGTATGATAGACACAAACAAGTTTTGCATCCTCAGAGGTATACTTACCTTCCCAACTGACATATGTTTCAGTTGGAACAGCAAGAGACCCTCTTGGTATATCTAAGAGCGGATACATAAAGATCTTAGATTTTTGGAAGTACTTCCTATAAAGCGCGTTCAAAGCCATAACTTATAATTTTACATTACCCAATGCTAGTTCATAAGGAAGGTCATATCTTTTGTTGTTGTAGTGCCAAGCCACTTTAGTCACCACTTCATCAAAATCAGACTTCCATTTGTCTAGTGTTTCTTGTGACACTTGGTAAGGATAAACTTGATTATACTTATCAATTACTATAAAAGTAATCTGGAAGTCATAGCTTGCAAACTCTGCAAAGTGGTGTTTAACCAACTGTATATAAATAATGGCTTGAATCCAATACCTATAGTACTCTACAGAATCTGGGAAATCTTGTATGGACTTACCAAGAGTCTTTAAATCATTTATAAAGATAGTCTTTGTATTGTGATCTATAACAACATTGTCAAGCATTCCATGAAAGCCAAATGGTTGTTCACTCGGTTCGGCTTTAATAAATAACTCATTGTAAACTTCAATAGTATGGTCAAATTCATCTTTGTCTAGTTGTAACAGTGCTCTAATATCTTGATTAGCTCTTAGGACTTCAACTGATGTTCTACATGCAGCTAAAGTGGGCTCATCAACTATAGTTTTGTCTAAACTAGTCTTAAGGAATTGAAAATAATCAATGTTTTCCTGAGTTAAAATCTTGTCAATTCTTTGCTGATCAGTCTTGAGAGATTGATATAAGTTAACAGTAAGAAGTTGTGTAAGAATTTCCTGAGAGTAATCAGACAAATTTAAGGTATTATTTCCTAATGTCAAATGATATTTGAAAATATTATCTATAATTTTCTTCTGGCTATCTGTTGGGATTTTACCAGGCATTAATACAAATTGTTCATCAAAGTTCTCTTCCTCAAGTAACAGACAGTGCAAGACACGCCCTGCTACCAGGTGCGCGTCTGTACTATCTTCTCTTTGGTTGAGCACATAATGATTATAAAACATTACAGGGGAGAATAATAACTTATTAATCCCACTGTAACTAAAGTAAAACTTTTTCTTGTAGAAAAGTTCAAGTTCATCAGAACCACTCAAAGTCATCAGGGCCATTTGTTGCTATTTGATTGTTATTTGATTTGGATTCGGAAAGTACAGTAATAGATTCTGGTTCTAATTCAGCAATTGCTTCTCCTATAGCTTCATCTTCCTCTTCAGTAAAGACTGGTTCTTCCACAGGCCATTCAACTTCTTCTTCAAAGTTGTCTTCAGCTGCAAACTCAGACTCTACAGATTCAATTCCATCCACTCCTGGGGCTCCAAGTTCTCCTACTGGATCAGCATGTCCTTGTGGTCCTATTGGTCCCTCTGACCCCTCATAAGCTGGGAGCTCTTCTACTTCAGGACTTTCTACTACCGTAGGTACAAAATCTGCTTGAACTTCATACTCATAGTTCTTGTTTAAGACATGAGCAAAATCCGGGTGGACGGTAATAGTCTTTACTGCAAAATACTTACTAGTACCTCTAAGCTTGATATCATCAGACAGATAGCTCATGACAATGTCAATCTTATCTGTAGTGAATTGATCTTTATCAATCAAACTCTTTGCAATGTCATCAATATCAGTTGACATGTAAGCTTTGTCTTTACCTAAGTAACTAACTAAAGATTTGAAGTTGACATGGTTCTTGGTGTGTCTATCAGATATTGCACTATAATACTTATAGAACAATAACTCAAGATAAACAAGACTTTCTACATACTTAGAGTTGGCCATGATTTCCATAGCAAGTACATGATTATCAGTGTCTGAACTGTCAAACATCTCACACAAATGATTATACATGTTTACATCAATTTCTGTAGCATCTTCACCATTGAGGACATTAATTACACATGACTCATCAAGAATAACTTTACCCTTAAGGTGATTATACAAGTCTTGATACTCTTCTTTAACAGTCATAAGATTTTCACTGAATCCAAAATCATCATCTGTAATAATAGATTCCTCCTCATTAATAATCTGTAACAAGTTACTATCTAAGGCTACAAATTCTTCAGTATAATATTCAAGAGCTGTCTCTGTTTTCTCTACATCATACTCATCCATTTTGTGTTTAACAAGCTCAAAAAATTCCACAAAGTATTTAGTTGAGCATTTGTATAACCAATGAGTATCTGTCATTTCATTAAGACTTTTCTTTGAACCAAAGAAAACAGTTGCTTGAAAGAAGTCTCTTACATTTTTTACATTATGCTCTACACATACATTCTTGAACTTTACTCTGGGTACATTTACATTTGGTAAAAAGTAGATTTTATCTCCTTTGGTAGGTACATAAGGTGTTTTAGTTAGAGATAAATCATCTATGATGTCTTGTCCAAAACCTCCTATGTGTAATTTAAAACTGAATGTAGGAATCATACCTCTTTTATAATCCCATGATGAGATTCCGGATCTTATTTGCAATATATTCATTGTATCATTTTAAAAAAGGGGAGACTAATCCCCCCTTATGTTAGACTTAACTAGCTAAATGTATTATTTAGTGGGAAAATGATTAAGCTTTGTCTTATTGGACAGCCATCTTCACCACGTCAGTATTCATCATTAGCTTAGAGAATTTGTTTTTGTTACCATTCACAATTTCTTTGACCATGTAATATCTTAGGTCATTTGTAAAGGCATCACAGTCTGTTGTAAGCTTAATAATTCTACCAATCATTGCATCAGGTACAGGCTTAGTTTCAGCATGCATTAATGAATAGTTGATCAATCTGGTTGCAATAACACTTGAGATATCAGCTCTAAAGTCATCATCTTTACCAACAGCACCTGTCAAAGCTCCCATTACATAAGCTTCATCTTTTGTAAAGGTGTCTTCAGGTGAAATGATTCTGTCCAGCTTGTTATTAATAAACATAGTAAACATGCTAGAGAAATCAACACCAACTGAACCTTCACCAATCATTTGGATTAATGGAAGATCATCCTCAAACTTAGGGATTGAACTAATTGCATTGAAGAAAGTAGTCACAGATCTTGGATTAACTCTTTGAGTTACCAATTCTGGGTTCATCAACATGAAGTTGATACATCTACCATCAATCTGTGCTTGCTCAGCCCATTTAGCCCACACTTTTACATCATACTTCAACTCAACAGAAATAAATCTGGTCTTCTGAGCTACGTCAAGACTAGTAACATTATAGTCACCATTGTCTGGATTAGTAGTCAAAATAACATGCCAGTTCTTAGGTAGCTTCCAAGAAACATATTCTTGTCTATCTAAGATTTCCATGGTTGCTTGCATGAATCTGTGGTCAGCTCTGGTATAATCATCCAATACCAAGAAACCACCTTCACCTTTACCTTGAATCCATTCCGGAGCAGCATGAGACATGCGCTTATCTACAATTTTGAATCCTGCTTTTTGAGCTGCAGCAATCTGAGCTTCATTAATCCACTTAGTTTGCCCTTCAGCATTCTGAATCTGAAATTCTTTCACAGGAAAACCTACTAAGTCACCTAATTCTTCCAACTGAGATAAATTAAGTTTTACAACTTGCATATTCAGCTCTTTACCTAGTTGCATGATAGCTGAAGTCTTACCAAGACCCGCATCACCTTCTATATTAATTGCTACAGGAACTTTTCCTTCAGCTTGAATATGCTGGTTATTCTTAACCATGTGTTTGATAAAACTTTTTAATTCTTCTACATTCAATTGTACTTGACTCATAACTTTTCTTTTTATAATTCTAACTTGATAATTTTCCCCGGAAGGTCATTATTCATACTTGATCTTTCTGACAAAACCCATAGGACATTTCCTTTAGGTTTTACTGAAGCATCACATTCCCCATCAGTAAAATATACTAGACTGGTGAACTGTCTCTGATGCTCATTATAATATTCAAGGACAGGATCAAAATAAGTTCCTCCTCTACCATGAATCTTAAGTTCATTTTTACCTCTGTAAGCTGAAATATCACGGATCATGGTATCACACTGTACTATCGTAATATCCACACCTGCTTTATAGATATGATGAATCTCTGACATAAACTCAACCAACTCATCATTACTAACAGAACCAGATGTATCAATAGCCAATAGCATGTGCTGTTTCATCTTTACTTTCATACCAGGATTATCAGAGAATCTTCTATTCTCTTTTCTCCTAATCTTCTTAGTATAGACTTTAGTACTAACACCAGTAAATCTTCTGATGTATCCTCTCCAGTCAAACTTAGCTGCAGTAATCTCTTCTACTATAATAACACCTTCAATTTCTCCAGGTACAGTACCTCTTTTCTTGACAGTCTGTTCTTTAGCATCAGATAATACTTTCTGCAATTGCTTATCAATCAGCTTTTGCTCAGCTTCAGTAAGATTTTCAAAGTCTTCCCATGTACTATGATCAGGCATGCCATCATTGTCTCCTTGATCCATTTGATCACATAGAGCATCAAAGTTAGCATCACCTGAAGTACCGGTTTGATCTTTCTTATCTTTAGCTTCTCTTAGCTTTTCATAATAATAATTTGCACCAGCTTTAACATCCAGATTTAGATCAGCATAATCTTCCAACATTACACCTCTTGGCGGAAGTTTATCAGCAATTGCTTTTAACTCTTCCTGTGTTGCATTGTTTTCTTCAGCTTGTTCTAATTCTGCTTTTACAGCTTCTTTAAGCTCAGTAAATTCAGCAGCTGATAATTCGGCTCCAGGAAGCCATGATCTATCAATATACTGATTGATTTCCATGTCCATAGCAATGTTTGCCAGTCTCTTATCTGAATACTTAAAGTAAGTAGTCAAGTGACCAAATGCAATATGCAATAGCTCATGCTTAAGTAGACCAAGTCTATGTTCTTCACTAAGACTCATCCAAAAGGTTTCATTTATACATAACTGATAATTGATACCATTTTTACTTACATCAGCAGTTGGGACTCTTCTGTCATCCCAAAGCTTGTTTAACATAATGAGAAAGAACCCGTAATAGGGCTCTTTCAGCATCAGGTCTTTACCTGTTTTACTAAGACTTTGTTGTTTAGTCATTTTCCTTTAATTTAATGGAAATCTCAAACTTCTCAGCAGGATATCCTAACTGACCTAAGAAGCTAATCATATTCTCAGTAAATAACTCCATGAAAAGTTCAATAGACTCATTACTAGCTTTACCTTCAGTCATTGCTGATAAACAAGAACCAGTGCTTAACTCAGCACCTTCTTCTTTAGTGAATTTAGTCACAGCATTTCTGATTGCTATTTCACAACCAGGACATGCTACTTCCCATTCTTTTATGGATCTCTTACCATACTTGTACAGTACAATAAGTTCACCTAAATATTTTTCTGTGTCAACTCCTTTAAGAGCTTCAAATGCCACCACAGCATTTTCATTATCTGAAGAGCGTAACATGCCCAACAGATTCTTTGTTTCTTCTTTGCTAAAAATCATACTAGTCTTCAATTTTAAGTGTTAAAATAAATTATCATGAATAGCCTTTATCCATGCTTTAAATTCTACAAGTGTCATTTTGCCTTTACATCTATTACATTGTTTACAACAAGCAACACAATTTTCTTTAGTATATCCAATACTATTGTCTACTCTATCTATTCCGTTATAGTAAAACGGAACTCCAGATCTAACTCTTTTAGTTTTAGCATCTAATATTTGATATAATTGAGAGGGTTGTTTGTTACAGTATGTACAGTTATTAGAACTAATGTCAATTAACTCTTCAACTGTTAATTTAAAATCAAGATTTCTTTCCTTTGCATGATAGACATATGATCTATATAAACCTTTATGGCTTGTAAGCACATTTTTTTTATCTTCAAAGGGAAAACAAGGGGATTTACCACAAGTTCTTGTATTACCAGTCATAACTGCACTATAAGAAAGCCATTTTTGATCTCCACATTCACATTGTACATGCAATAAAGTTGATGTTTTATTGTTCTTTTTAACACTTTTTCTATTAAGATATATAAACTTTGTAGGTTTTCCATCTTTAGTATAAAGTTTTTGATTTAGCTCAAATTTTTTTCTACTACTAGCAGCTCTACCTTTTTCATAAATCTTATCTAAGTTATTTCTTTTAACAATTCTTTCAATTATACCTCTTTTTAAACCTTCTTGTGTTGCAAAAGCTAACATACTAAGTGAACTGTTTAAATATTTGGTAATCAATTGTTTTTCTTGTTCTGAACCAGGAAGTATTTTCATAATTGTAATTGTTACATGTTTATATTATATATAAATATACAAATAAATATAACCAAAAACAACTAATCTTCAATTTTCATGGTTTTTATAGCCCATAATTCAGGTTTTCCTGATTCAATCATCTTAACCCATTCTTTTGCAGTAGGAATGTATCCATTGCAGTCTTCTTTTACATGTTGTTCTCCAACATATCTTATGTAGACAGTTTTGCCTACAGAATTTACAAAATGAGTTCCAAAATGAACCTCACATTCAAATATACCTTCACTATGGTGACGGAACATTCTATGTTTGCTGTGACCAATCCAAGCCTTAGTTGCATCAAACCATTCATGAATATGCATATATTCTGATGGTTCTCCGCCCCATTTACGGGCACTAGATTTAGCATGTTCATATGGATGAGCCATTACTTAAGAGCTTGATTAATTAAACTACCTTCATGTATATAGTTTTCTGTGCTAGTAGTATAAATTGAACTTTCAATTTTATACTTACCAGAAGGAACTAAAATAGATAGCACACCATAACCTCCATCATTATTCCACCAATCCTCAATATTACCAAGAATCTTATCATTGGCAAAATCATGGATATCAGAACTGATACCACTGTCAAGATCATTTAATATTGGTGCAGCATCTTCACCATAAATAGATAATTCTGAAATAAACTCAAATGCAGCTTCTTCATCTTTATCTAAAGTTTCAGTAGTATAATGGATACCATCAATAGCACCACTGTCTCCACCACCAGAATATTCTACTCTAATTCCGGTCACACCACGGTCAGCCAACTGTAAAAGAAGGCCTGTTATATCATTTTCTGTCATAACTATTTTGTTTTGTAAAAACGGCCAAGAATGTTGGCATTCAGATATTCTTCTTTTTCAAGCACCTCATACTTAAACTGGTGCTTTACTTCTTGATAAGTCAATTCCATTGCTGAGTAGCAAATCATTAGAATTTCCCTTTTAATTACAACACCTGCTTTATGAGCTTCTTTAAGAGTCTTGTTACTACTGTAGTAGTTAATAAAGTCAGGCTTAAGCTCTCGGATGTATTTCTTCAGCCTTTTATCAGTAGACATAGCCAAAGCTTTCTTACCTAGAGGTTTCTTGATGTTAGCATAGAAGTTCTTCTTGCCAATGTATGCAACAGACTTGCCATCAATGATAGCTGTCATAGAGTAAATAAATCCAATTGCTCCTTCTGGGATACAAAATTGATTAAACTCTTTTCCTTTATAAACCCAACTCATATGCATTTAGCTTTAATCTTAATTCTATGTTTTCTAGCTCAAATATAGCCACCTTCTTAGATAAGTCTTCCGCTTGTTCTTCAAGAAGTTCATTCTGTTCTTCAAGTGTTTCTTTTTCTTCTTGCAGCATTTGTATAGTCTGACTCATATCAGAAATTATACCCTCAGTTTCACTTTTAATATCATCAAAATAACTCTTTGCATAATCAAGATATTTTTCAAGTTCATCCATTTGGTTATCTAAACTCATAATGCTTGTTTTAATAATGGTAATAATCTATCTCTCACAGCTTCAACACCATGGTCTTTTACAGAATCTGATAAATCTTTTGACATGTCAAGTACCACAAAATTAAAACCATACTTGTCTTTATATCTCTGAGCAGCTTTTATGCCGGGCTCATCATTATCAAACAGTACAATGATCTTAGTATAGTGTGGTATTAGTTTATTAATTACAGATTCTCCAATCATAGTATTCTCACTGTCTGGAGCAATGCATTCTACATTACTAATTCCAAGTTTCTTGAAACACAATAGATCTTTTAAAGAAGATGTTATAATCAGATACTTGCAATCATACTTAAGTTGATCAAAGCCTTGGACATAGTTTTGGACTTTGATGAACTTCTTTTCTTTGATCTTGGGCATGTAGACTTTGTATAATTCCCCGTCCTCTCTGAAGTAACCATACATATAGGGTTTGAGGAACTTAAATGCTACCGTAGTATCATCTTCTTTCTTCTCCATAGTAAAGTGTACCAGGGGAACAACATTATACTTTTGTAAAAGTCCTGACCCAATCTTATAACTACCCCAGTAGACAGCATCTAAGTTATTCCAGTGTCTCATTTCATAGTCAACAACTTTGAACTTGTCATGGAACTTAAACTCTGCTTTAGGAGCTGCTACATTAGAATCAATATAGTTTTGATAATCAGCTATGATTTTGCCCACAGCTTGCCCTCTTGTCTTCAGATTAAATAAGAGCATAACTAACTCAATAGAATCTCCCTGGTTACCAGAAGAGAAATCTTTGAACTTGTACATCAAGCTCTTTACATCATAATAAACATACATGGAAGGCACTTTATCCTTTGGATTAAATGCAGACAATATCTTGATATCTTGGCCTGTAAGTTTCTCTTTTAGATTAAGATAGTATTCAAATACCCATTCTCTAGGAACATCAGCCAAATCAGATATTATGTTTTTAGTTGAAATCATAAACAGGCAATTAAAAATTAATGGGGACACCATTCCTGACATCCCCATTAATAAATCAATATTAATCTAAGGAGAAATCAGAAGATGTCTTAGATGGGATAGATAAATTATCATCATCATCACCAAATTTGTTCACTTCTTTTACTTCAGCTCTTTTTAAGTGAGTTGCTTCATTGTAAGTGATAACTTTAGAGCTATCAGCTTCACCAAATGCATATGTACCTCTTTCAGCTTTTGGTAAATACATGTCATAGTTTGTATAACCTGTTTTACCAACATACTCTTTACCAGCTACACAGAAATCAATGTAGATATCTTGGAACTTAGCAGTTTTGTTGAAAGCATTGATAAAATCATCAATAGTATCATGCTTACCATCTTGAGCAGAGAACCAATCATTTAGTCCTAATGTTTTACACAAGTTTTGTAAAAAGATTAAGACAGATCTGTCTCTCTGAATTTTGATACCAGATTTAGTTTCACCGTCAGCAAATGCATATTGACTTGCTTTAATTCTACCAATCTGACCAGCATGTCTTCCTTTGCTTTCATCATCTTTGTCAATCATGAAGCCTTCAAAACCTTCAATTGGCTCTGTTTCTACATTCAAGATCAAGTGCTTAGCACCTTCAATAAATGTAAAATCTTCCAAGAAGATACTGTTGATTTTCAATGTGTGGTTACCTGGAGCAATTGTTTTTGCCATTCCTGATCCACCTGTTCCTAAGTCTGTTGTACTTAATGCCATTTTTCTATTTTTTATTTGTGTTATACATAAATTTTATCCCAGTGAAACTCAAGTTCACCTTTCTCATTCATTTCAGAAACTACAATTTCTTCATTTCTTAAGTGCTCTGGTCTTGCACCACAAGTCACTTCTTCACTAGTCTTAAATGATAGAATAGTTTTGTTACCTTTTCTATACATGTAACCAATTGCATCTGCATTTGCACAGATCAAAGACTTGATTTTACCTGTCAAATCAATATTGGCAGCTAATACCATCTCACCTTTATCATCTACCTGTTTGTCCTTAATGTGACCAGATAAAATAATGTGGGGAGCTAAAGTATCAATAAAATCTAAAACTTGAAAGAAAGCTTGTCTCAAATATAAATAACCAGCACCATTTGGTAATGACAAGACATTATCTCCATCATAGTTTTTACCCATGCTAGTTTGTTTATACAACTTGATTGCAAGAGGCATAACCATATCTTCTAATGCAGTCACAGTATCTACCGTAACATACTTATATGGTTTACCTGCTTCTTTGATAGCTTTACCAGCTTCAAGTAACTCCTGTAAAGAACCTACTTTAATCTTTAAAGCTTCTACATAGTCAGCACCATTCTCTAAATCTATGATTAGATTGTCTTCTAAACCAGCATATGCACTGGTTTTACCAGTCTTTGGTTTAGAATAGATAACCATTCTCTTAGGATTAGTTCTTTCTGCTTTGACTTTTTTAGTTGGAAGTACTATACTCATATCTCACTTTTTACTTGTGTAACTAAATTGTTTAACCAAGGCTTAGTACTCACAGGCTTCATGAGCATAATAGCAGCCAAATCTCTCAAAGTCATGTCTGATAAAGGAATATCATCCTCTGAAATAAAATCTAACACTGCTTCTTTCTTAGGTGCCATTTCTTCTTCAAAATCAGGAAATAAACTTTTCTGTAATCTTGGAAGTTCAACAACCTCTTCTTTTGCTTTTGTTTCAGCTTCAGTTTTTCTTTTCTCATAGAGAGCATGAGTAATCTCAGTACCATCTTTAAGAACAGCAATCATTTCAGAAACCGGCACTGTATACAAAATGTAAGGATCACCTTTAACATTTGTACCAGATTTTGTTTCATATTCCTCTGCATAGAAAGGATTGTACTTGTACTTGAATAATTGTCTATCTTCAGAGAAAGGAACTACATCAATGATGGTTCCCTTATCATCCATGACATTATCATAGAACTCAAGGTAAATGTCTTCTCCTTTACCAATCTCAGACTCAAAGAACTGAACTTGTCTACCAAACTTACCTTTTTGGAAAAAAGCAGTCTTGATAATAAAAAATGGATCCGCTTGACCTATAGTCCTAAAGGTATCCATGTGACGGACAAAAAAATCTTTTTCTTTTTCTTTTCTTACATTCATGTTTTCTTTTTTAAATTGACATTTTCTTTGTTGCTTGAGCAGGAGTGTCAATTTCAACTATTCTCATGGTGCTTCTGTCTAGCTTGAAAAAGCTAATTCTAGTAGTACCATTTCTTGATTTAAGAAAGTGAAATACAAGCATGTCTTCATCATTTACAATGAATCTTTCAGGCCCATACTGTCTAATCTTTCTTAAAGAAGGTTTGTTGATCCCCATAACTACATCAGCATGCTGCAACAAAGCATCTGACCCGTAGATATCAGAATCTAAAACATAATTGCCATATTCACCATCCCGTTGTCTTTCTGGAGAATCTATATTTCTGTTTAACTGGCTTAGTACTACAAAGGCAACTGGATATTTCTTTTTCATCATGGTGAGAGCTTCACCCAAGCTATTTAACATCTCAAACTTGTCTTTCTGTCCTTTACCTACTCTAAATAGAGCTGAGTGATCTATTGTTACTAGCATATTGACATATGTCCCATCTTCTTTCTTGTTCTGCTCCATCTCATAATGAATGGTAGCACACATTTCATCAACAGTACATGCATCATAGACTACATTAATAAAATCACTTTCCTCAGATTTGTTGTAATAGTCAACACATTTATAGAAGATCCTTTCATCTACGGGAATCCCACCCTTACTCATCAGAGTATTGTAATCAGCACCTGTATTCAGACTCAATTTTCTTACACCATTGGTTTCATCAACCATTTCCATCTGGAACTTAAGAATTCTAAACTCTTGGTCTTTGTTGTGATCAATGATATCACTGAGCAACTGTTCCATGAATAAAGTTTTCCCTGTACCCGGTCTAGCACCTACTATAGTGATAGTTCTCCATTCTAGTCCGTCACAAAAAGCATCATTAAATTTGGGCCATGCACTTCTGAGAGACTTTAAATCTCCCTTTCTTCTTGCTTTGATCTTCATGATTGCTTTTCTTAAAGCATCTCTTTCACTCACAGGCTGTAAAGGCCTGGCACCATTAAATAAATCTGCCATAACTTAATTGTTAATTGTCTGGATCTTAGCTTTATTATACATGTAGTGTAATGTAGTTATCACAACTTCAATTGCAATGTATTTACCAAGTGTAATTGGTATAATAAACATGTCAACAATGAAGAAAGATATCACAGTACCTAGTATTGCTAAAAAAGTTAAGATCACATTTTTACTAATTCCCATTATACAACTCTCTCTTTAAAATAGTTAGTGTCTTCATCAGAGGAATTATTAACTTGATCACAGTATGTTGCTAAATCAGATTCAAAAGATTTATCTATGTTTTGCTTCCTGATAAAATATTGTGCAGTCCTCATAAACTCATAGTTCCTTACACTGTATTCATCAACATACTTTGCTGTGGCTAACAAGATTGTTTGCCAATCATAGTCATAGTTCTCAAAGAACCATCTAAAACTCACTTCAAGATTCTTGGCATTGACTCTTGCATATTTTCCAGAGGAGAGTTTCCTATTAGGGAATATTTCTACATACTCCTGGATTTTGTCAATAAAGTCCTGACCTAGTAAAGCTTGAGTGGTTTTCTTCTTGGTTTTTTTGAAGAAACTGTTAATTTCTTCCATAAAGATAAGGCTTTTACTTGTCAATGTCAAGTTTTCATTGAGCCATTTATCTCTTTTTAGCTTCTCAACTTGTAAGTGTTTGTTTACAAAGCTGTTTGGTACAATCTTCTCTTTTATACAATGCAAAACATAGTATGCATTGGGTGTAAGATCTTCTTGTATCAGTCTGTTGAATATCTCAGTCATCACCACTTAATTTTAGTACCATACTGATTCTCTAGAATCTTGTTGGTTTCATTAAACACATTCTGAGAATCCCAAGTGTTTGTTCCGGAGTATGCACCACTTGCTGGATGACTAACATAAAACTTGTAATTGTTTTCATTGACTGCATCTGCCCATAGCTTAGCCTCTTTACCCATGTAGATAAAAACTAAACCATTTACATTCCAGGTCAAGTAGTCAAACAAATATGCAAGAAAAGGCTTCCAGATTGAGTAGTGCTGGCCTATTTTACCTACGGTAGTAGACAAAGCTGTGTTAAGCATCAGTACACCCTGATTTGCCCATCTGGTTAAGTCTGGATCAAGTGATCCGGGATGACCTTTATAGACATGTCTGTTAACTTCTTCTAGCATAAACTTTAAACTAGTCTCTGCTTGTTTTGTATTACCACAACTGAAAGCAATTCCATCAGCTACTCCAAACTGTGGATAAGGGTCTTGTCCAACAATAACCACTTTAAGTTGATCTACAGGACATTCTTCAAAGGCCCTAAACATTTGGCTTAATTTAGGAGTAAATCTTTTGCCATCAGTGGATAATCTAGCCAGTTGTTTGATAATATTATCAAAGTCACTACTATAGATGAAAGATCTCAGCTTTACTGCCCAGCCTGATTTCTCTAGCTTTTGGTAGAGCTTGTCTTTTATATCCTCAAGATCAAGTTGTTGTTTCATATTTTTTATTAAATTTGTTACAAAGTTATTACAATGGCTATCAAAGTAAAAGAATTAAAAGCAGATGCTCTTATTGACATAAAAGTCAATAAAAGCTATTACCTTATGGTAAAAGGCTTATCTTATTTCTTATTTACACAAATTAAAGAAGAGGATAAAGATAAGTTTGTAAAAGAAACCTTGCAAAAAGATTATGCAGAAATGGATGATCTCCAGAAAGCTTTTTATACTGTATCTTTACTTCTTGCTGAGATTGAAAGACAATCAATAGCTGCTAACATGTTTGAGGAAAAAGAAGTTCTTCAACCAGGTGATGAAGGCTATGTGGAGCCTAAGTAAGCTCCATATTATAGTTATCTCTACCTATTGCTATACAAGCTTCAATTGCTAATGCTAATTCATCTTTGCTGCAGTCAGCAAATGATTTACAGTATTCAGCACCTCCTCCGTCATAACATAGACCAGACTGTCTCTTAATGAGAGTCTTCATCTCATCAAAGTTATAACCGGATTCTTTTGCTAGCTCTCTGATACATGCATGTACTTTAGCTAATTGAGCTACAGATGCATTATCTGAGGTAGGACCCATAAAGATCTCCACCTCTTGTCCTTCTGGTAACTTATCAATAAAGATCTGAAAGTTTAGTTTAGATCTATCATCTGGGTAAACTAATTTACCATCCTGTTTAATCAGTTTTACTGTAAACATATAAATACTATTTGTTGGTTATACATATTGGGCTTGTCCAATAACAGTCTGAAGAAATCCCATCACTTCATTTTTTGTACTTAACTGAAACTGGCGGGGCCAATCCAAGTTATGTACAAACCATTCTCCATTTTTAACAACATCACTGTCTGTTGAACTTAGTGTAAGATTGTCAAACACCTGTAGAATATAATAAAAGTAATCATAGCCATTCTGACTGTCAGCATCATTAATCTCTACCTTTTGAAAACCAAGGTCAATTAATTCACTTTCTCTCATATTCTTTTTTTTGTAAAAGCTTTGGTAAATAAATCTACAGATAGAATAGTATGAGCATAGTCTTTTCTTATTTGGTTTAACTCAACAGAGCAAACATTTTTGTCAAACTCACCATGTTCTTCTATCCGTTTCTTTCTAAGGTTAAGTATAGAAAGGTAAACAAGATTTAAGTTATCTATATCTTCTGATTCCATCATGTTAGACATGTTGTAGGCTTCATCTTCAGATAAATAATTTAAAGCTTTAAGCAATTGTATTTCTGCTAATAAAATAAAAGGCCGGTAATCACCAGCCTTTGTACCAACATAATATAAATGCCATAAATAATGCAAGTTTTGATCAATATTCTTAGTCATGTAATAGTGCTCTTCTACAATAGCCCTGACTAAATTTTTAATCTCTGGAAGTTTGCGGTAAACTGTTCTATAGTCCATACTCAATGCAATATCTTCAAATTCATCAAACTTATAGTATCTTTTATTCAACAGCATTTGTTCCTGTTCTTTTGTACAACCAGGATAATGCTTTGTTCCAAAAGTCTCTAAAGGTCTGATAGTTAAGTGTTTCTTAACTTGGTATAACATTCCCATCTTAAGCAGCTTTAAAAATATCTCTCTTCCTAACAGCCACACAAGTAATCGGCTACTTAAGAAAGTTAATGTATGCTTGAGCCTTTCTCTTAGAATCATACACTATAACTTGACCTGTTTCATCTTTGACATCACGCCAGAACAGTAAACCTTTTTTTTGTACTATGTACTTAGTAGTTTCTTCAACCTGAATCTCTACTACTTTGTGGTTCTCTTTTGCGTTCCCACTTTTCATTACACTTTTTGTTTGTTTCATCATACGGTGGATTAAAAAAATATGCTTGGTTATACTCACTAGGCTCAGCCCAATAACGGTAGCAATTATCTTTAATTGGACAATTAGTACCTGTACACATTGTTATATCTGGCATAGCTTCAATTAACTAAAATACAATAAAATTCCGTAAAATCCTATTCCTGCTAAGAAATAGATTAGGTTATTTAACCAAAAGGGGTAGTTTTTCATATCAAAATATATATCTAATTGTGTTCCAAGGTATTACTTGATCATGTAGTTCCACAAACTGCTTTATGTAGTCTGCTTTTCTATTATGTTCATACCTTAAGTTTCTCCCACCATACTGGGAGGTTTTGCTTTCTTGCAATTTCGGTACCCACAAGAGTTCTTCTCCTGGTTTGTTGTGAGCTAAGTTATAATGATGCTTTCCTTCATTATGAGTTAAAAAGATTACCTCAGCTTTAACTCTGTCGTCATCCCAACCAAAATGTTTTGCCATAACTGCAACATTTTTAAATAAGTTCTCATAATGCTGTAACCAGTTATCATGAACAATAACAGGACTAAAGTTTAAATGAACCTCATAACCAGCCCTTAAAAACATGTTAACAGCTGAAAGTCTTTCTTGAATACCACTTGTATTAGGTTCAAGATGTTGATGTAACTCAAAAGGCATTAGACTAAATCTAATTCTTACTTTACCTTCAGGATTAAAATTCAACAACTCCTTATTATAATGCTTAGTTGCAAATGAACCCATAGCAAGTGGATGATCTTTAAAGAACTGAAAAATGGTTTTCCAGTCATGATGCTTAGCATGCAGAGCAAAGTCTTCATTGCATGATATATCATAAGTAATGAACTCACCAGTTTGATTTGGTTTGTCTACCGTAGCAAAGAAAGCATGTGAGTTTATTTCTGTCAGGATATCACCAGTATTAGTGGCTACAGTTAATCCTTCCGGTTTGTGTCTTTTCATATAGCAGTTATGTGTAAGAACACCATTTGCAAAATAATTTTCATTCTTTTGTACAGAAAAGTTAACAACCTTAGATTGCTTTGCTATCTTTGTAATAACTTTTATTTTCTTAAATTTTAACTCCATGAGCTGTAAATATTGTGGTAAAATTACAAAAAAGTCTACAACCTATTGTAATTCTACATGTGAGACAAGTTATACTGAATTGTTTAATCAACAGTCTAAACCTACATTTAGAACTTTTCAAGAAGCCAGTAAGCATTATAACAGAGACTTTAGAACTATGAAAAAGTTTGAAGGTCTATTATTTACTATTGATAGAACACTTCCCTCTGCTCATACTAAATGGATTCTCTGTAAAATCTGTGGTGAACAGTCACCTAAATCTAAAGCTAGAAAAGGTTACTGTTCTGATTGCACTAAACAAGGGCTTGGTAAGAAAAGCCAGGGTCAAATTATATCTCAAAGATATCAAGGCCCCGGAAATCCTAACTATATACATGGAACTTCACATGCTATAGAATATCAGTCTAATGATTGGTACAAGCTCAAAAAAAATCTAAACTTTACACACTGTGCATTAACTAATACTACTGATAACATAGATTACCATCACATTATTCCAAGATGGTTCTGTAAACTTGCTGACATAGATGTATTTGATCCTAATAACATTATTGGATTAAATCACCCGTATCACAAAGTAGTTCATCATCTTCAGTTAGATGTTTTGCTTCTACCCAACCTCTATTTTTTGTATAAAAAGGATGCTCTCCAGTTACGGTCACAGTTTGTTCATCTACTTCAATTACATAAAGTTCATCAGTATCCCGTTGACCAATTACAGTCACTAAGTCTGTTTCAACTTTCTCGGTATCCAGGGAAAAAGAAATTACTTGATCTCCTTCCTGAATTTCTCCAGCCATTTTTAAACCTTGAGGAGTAGTAATAAGAGTATCAGGAGTCACACAATAAGTACAGTCATATAAGCAGCCAAATCCAAAAGAAGGACTGATAAAGTCAGTAGATCTTCCAGATGGTCTTATGATCATAGACTTTCTAGTAACTTTTTCAATTAGTGCCATTTTGTTGTTTTTTATCATCCCTGTAGTTTATCCAGAAGCCAATTGCCACTATGATATTCATACCAAATGAAGCTAGTATCTCCATAATATCTTGGTATACAGTAGTCATCAAGTGAATATGACCAATAGTCCAGAATGGAATAGCTAAGTTCTGACTAATCCAGACTGTAGTAAACTTAATGAAATGCTTCATGATTACACAAGTTCAAAGACATGCCACACAAATGCTCCATCTATAAAAGAGTCAATATACCAAGCATTGTTGGGTACTTCACTCCCTGTACCTAAAATTTTAAAATTTTTCTTTACCTTCACGGCTTCAGTATTTACAATTGCCCACAATGAATATTTTCCATGTGGATCTTTTCCTACAGTAATTATTTCTGCATTTTCTGGTAACTCTATAGTTACTGTACCAAGATCTAACTGATATTTATAAACTGTTCTCATTGCTTTTTGATTTAATAGCTGATTCATACAAAGATACTAGTGGCATTAAATATATTATAATAGCTACTCTCCAAATAAATGAAAACACATAATCAAAGTTTTCTTCAACCTTGCTTACTGGATGTAAATTCCAACCAAAATATGTGTTGTATATAATCCAATACAGCAAATTAAGTTGAATAAGTCTGTATCCAAATTTTATCTTTTTCATTGTTCTTGTTGTTTAGTTAAATTATAATTATTGACTGTTGTTCATTTAAACAAAGAGCATAAGCAAATAATACTATTGTAATAAAAAGCCATACCCACCAAGATTTTTGTGGTACAAATCC